ATGACACCTGAGATGTTCAGCCTTTTGAGTTCTGGTGTATATACCTTTAAAGAAAGGGCAGTGATTCGTGAACTGTCATGTAACGCAGTAGATGCTCAGAAAGAAGCTGGAAAAGAGAACATTCCGTTCCATGTGCATTTACCTACTCGTTTTGAGCCTTACTTTGAAGTTCGTGATTTTGGAACTGGATTGACTCATGATAAAGTTATGAGTTTGTACCTAAACTACGGGGCTTCTACGAAGAATGACTCTAATGACTACATTGGTGCAATGGGTATCGGCTCAAAATCCCCATTTGCAATTGCTCAGTCATTCACAGTATCTAGCTATGTTGATGGTGTTGTTAATAAGTACTCTGTTTATCTTGAGAATGGTATCCCTCAAGTAACTAAGCTGACCACTAACCCAACAAAAGAACCTAATGGTTTAGCTGTACGTGTGGCAGTTGCTGACCACCGTATCTCAAAGTTCTTTGAAGAAGCTGGAAATGTGTACTCATACTTCACTGTAAAACCAGAAAGTAATATTGAGTACGACGATGTATTAGCAGATATGAACGTCATTGCCCGTGAAGAAGGTGTTTATGATGCCATGATTCATAAGCAAAGCTGGCGTTCTAGTGGTAACAGGACAGAGTTTAATGTGGTGATGGGTAATATTGCCTATCCAGTGAACATGGAAGCATTACTTGGTGATGATTTCTTCAAAGTCTTGCCAGAGTTTTTCCGTAGGAGCGTAGACCTTGTAAACATCTACATGCCTATTGGTTCAGTTGCTATAGCAGCTTCTCGTGAAGCATTGCAGATGAATGATACGACAAAAAATGTTATCATCGAGGCTACCAAAAAGATAACTGAAGCAATTACAAAGGATGTTATCAAGAAAGTTAATAGCCAACCTACACTCATGGATGCTGCACAGGCTTATGCAGAGCTACGTTTGAACTCACGAGAGATGTTTAATGCTGTGTGTCCAAAGCTAGAGTGGGGAGGCATTAAGCTTGATTCTCTGGAAGAAGAATTGTTAAACATTCGTCGTGGAATTATCTACGCAGAAGACGGCTCAGTCATTTATGAACGTGACGGTAAAGGCAATATTAAGGTTGATAGGAACGGGAACAATATCCCTAAAGTAGATTATCTTTATGACCCAGTTGCTTATGTCAAGTTCAACTCTTTAGAGAGTAAGATTCGTGCAACAGCACTTTCCTACACTCAAGAGGCAAGCATGTTCAATATCTTTGGTGCAATGCGTAAAAGCCAAATTGAACAGTTTTTGTTCGTGATTAATGACCGTCGCAATAAAAACGGTACTGAGAAGACTGTAGGACGCAATCAAATTTTGCGTGGTGCATGTCGAGACTACGCCAGTGAGTCAAATCTGTTTCACAGATACAATGGTATTGTCTTTGTATTCTCGACTGAAAAAGAGTTAGATGATTTAATCAATCTACACAAACTTGATAAAAGCTTGTTAAAGATTGTGAAGATGTCTGATAAGGAACACCACTATCAGCGTAAAGAAGCTGTAAGGGGTGTTGTAAAACTCTGGAAAGCTGTTCCAGCAGAAACTAAAGCTTCATACAAAGAGGTGTCAGAAGACTTAGACACAATTGAAGAGCCTCAGCTTTATATTAAGGCAGTAGGTGACACAGTTGATGGTAGATGTTTTTGCTCATCTCCAGAGGATGTAGCTAAGTCAGTTGCTAATGTTACAGGCAAGACAGTCTATGTTTTCCGAAAAGCAAATTGGAAAAAGATACCAGAAGACTGGATTGAAGTAGATGAGAAGCTCTTGAACGACAGCTTAACTGATGTTCATTGGATTAACCATAACAGGTATATGACACGCATCTACATGGATGGTGTCCTCGACCTTACAAGCAGTTGGATTATTGCCAGAAACTTTACGTTCAATAACAGGAAGATTTCTCGCGGGTATTGTTATTCAAGGGATACTATTAAGACAATCTTCTTAGAAGGGAATGAAGATGCTGTTGAGGCAATGTTCGGTAAGATTCAGTATGTGGCTGCACCGTTTGCATACACTTACACTATCAGTGTTCTTCAGGATTTGAAGTCATGCCTTGATAATGACACAAAACTGTACAAAAAGATTAAAAAAGCAGGTGACCGCATGGTTATCAAGCTGACAAACTATCTTTCAAAAAGAAAACAAGAAAACTTCTTGCTTTCACACTTAGATTGGAATAAAGTATCACCTATCGAAGTGAGTAAGTTTTTAGGCTTTAATGTGAAATGTGTTCCAGAAGGTACAACAATTTACGATTAAAGTGTTTGACAAGGGGCTTTGAAGCCCCTTAGAATAGCCTCACAAATTGATTGATTAACTAACAAGAGAGAGTAATAAGATGACTACTAAAACTAAAGCACAGATTGACGCAGAAATTTACAAACTGGTTAAAGAAGGTAAGCTGACTAAAACAGCTATTGCACAGAAGTTCAATACTTCAACCCGTTCAGTTGGTCGTGCTGTAGAGCGTCATGAAGCAACCTTAAAAGGCAAGAAGAAGGCAACTTCTACACCAGCTACGAAGACTTTGAAACAAGTTGCTAAGACTTTTAAAAAGAAAGCTGGCAAACCAGTTGAAAAGGTCGTTAAAGACACTGTACAGAAAGCTCCAGTAAATAAACTGCACGAAGCTATGCAGAAAGATGACAAGATTGAGTACATGATTACTGGTGATTCTGTAATTATGACTTATGGTTCAGAATCTGAAATTGTTGAGTCTACTCATCCGAACTATCAAGAGATTGTAGTTCATGTTGTGAAAGGTGAGTTCAAGAAAGCATTTGAACTGATGAACATTCGTAAGTCTATCGAAAACTTCACTCAGGGTGCTATCACAATCAAAGGCGACAAGCTATTCTACGGTGCTGTTGAGATGCGTTCTACTCTGGTTGACCGTATTCTTCACATGATGAAAACTGGCGATAAAGGTTTTGAACGACTTGTAATGTTCTTCGAAAAACTGATGGAAAACCCATCTAAAGATTCTGTAGAACAACTTTGGGGATTTGTATCTCACCTTGATGTTGAAATTGATGAAGAAGGCTACATCATTGGTTGGAAGAAAGTCTCTACTCGTGAAGGCAAGCTGGTTGACTCTCACACCTACAAAGTGCCTAATGATTTGGGTAACATTGTAGAAATGCCACGTTGGATGGTTGATAATAACCGTAACGTAACTTGCTCTCAAGGTCTTCATGTTGGTGCTTGGGATTATGTTCGTTGCTTCTCAGGTGATACAATCCTGAAGGTTCGCGTACATCCACGAGATGTTGTATCTGTTCCAACTGATTACAATGATATGAAGATGCGTTCCTCTCGTTATGAAGTTGCAGCAATCGTTGATAATCAACGTAAAGTGCTGGAAGCATGGGACGGTAAGACTGAAGCTTTGCATGTCATCGTTGGCACTGCTGGTGAACTCATCTCTCAACGTAAACGTGAAATCTAATAAGTAATTTCTTAAAAGGCTGCTTCGGCGGCCTTTTTTATTTGTATTTTGTGCAGAGTGCTGTATAATTGATGTCACGATAAACTAAACAGGAGAACCAATGAAGAAATTGATTCTAGGTTTGTGCTTAATGTTTACAGCACACTTATCTTATGCAGTTGACTGCCCAGAACTATCAATTAGCCAAAAAGTGAACATGTTAAAAGCTTACCAGTATGGTGAGAATAACATGGGTAAAGGTTGGGGTATCACTCTAGCAGCTATAGCCTTACAAGAGTCAGAGTTAGGTCTGAAGGTAGAAAATAAAAAGACCCATGACTATGGTATCTTCCAGAATCACTTGAAGACTGTTGTAAAGCGTAACAAAATTAGTCCTAATGTTGCTAAAAAGAAACTCTTAAAAGATTTTGACTATGCCGCAAAAGAAACACATAAAGAGCTTGAGTTTTGGACGAAGGTGCATGGTCACCCAAAGTCAAAGAAGACTTTACAAAAAGTTTTAGCATCATATAATGCTGGGTATTCGTACAGAATCCCTAAAGCTAAGAAATATTCTCAAGATGTCTATAACAACATGAAAGTTATTGCTCAATGTGAATTTGCAACAAACATTTCTAAGGTAAACCATGAAAAAATTAAAAAAAGTCTGATGAAGTCCTGTGCCACGCTTATGACTTACATCCTCATGAGTTAGGTCTTGATTCCTGTGTATGGACTCCAGAACAGTGTAGGGATTTTGAAGACACTGCAAGAGAAGTTGTATGTTCACTGGAAGAGTTCCACACATCAGAACCAATTGTGAACGTTGTGGACAAAGAGACTGGACAAACTATAGGTGTAAGGCGCGATAGTTTAGTCATAGTCAATAAAGACCTTGTAGAAAAAGGTAACCTCATCTTAGCAGATATTGATGGTGTTCTTACAAATTTTAATCACGAAGATTGCTCAACGGAATTGACTGATGGGTCATTCTCACAGTACACTAATCTTCTTGATTCTGTAAGAGCAAAGCCAACATATGTTTTCAACATTATTGATGCAATTGCAAATCATGCAGCAGTTGGACTCTTGACAGCAAGAGGTGAATCTCAGAGAATACCTACTGAGATGTTTTTAAGGCACAATATAGAGCATGATTACTTGCTTTTTATGCGTGGTTTTGGAACTAACTCTATAAGTGCAGAAAGTTTGAAAGTGAGGATGATTCAGTCTTGCATTCTTCCTTACTTTAATATAGTATGCTTTATAGAAGATACAGAGAATAATGTTCAGAAGGTAAACAGAATCCTTCCACACATTAAAACTATGTTAGTTAAACATTGAGAGAAGAACTTATGAACAATATCATTACGGTAGCACTGGACGATACGGCAAACAAATCTGAAGTAGTTCGTAAAATGATTCAAGGTAACTTTGAAGGTAAAATTTTCCGTGCTGTTAATGTAAAAGCTGATGGTAGCATTCGCGAATATCGTGCATTGTTGAACGTTAAGAAGCACGTAAAAGGTGTTGGTTCAACGACTGCACACAAAGAAAACCTGATGACTATCTATGATATGGGTAAGGCTTCAGAGTTAGGTGCTGAGGGTATCGTTAAAGAAGGTGCTCCGTATCGCTCTTTCAATCTGGAAACTACTCTTATGCTTTCCTTTACAAGTGGTTCCAAAACAATCACTTATCTCTTTACTGATGCTGCAACGGTATCTGCTATTAAGGATAGCACTGTCAAAGCTGGCGTAGTTGCTGCTGCAAAAGCTTCTTCGATGGCTGCGAATATCCTTGCTAAAGTCCTCGGTTAAGGTTAAGATACAGGCTCCTTCGGGAGCCTTTTTCATTTCAGGAGATTGTTAAATGACATTTAAAGAGTTCTGTCAAGCTACTTTCATAGTTGTTTTCTTAGTTGGGGCAGGTGTCTGGGGAGGATACTCTTACAGAGACTACCAAGTTGCTGAAACTGAGCTAAACAATGAGAAGCTGATAAGTGTTGCTAAAGATGCTTATCAGGAAGGATTAGCTACACTGAGCACCAATTACAAAAATGATTTGAAAGATGTGCTTGCTAAGAATAAGCACACAAAAGAGGTACTAACGTATGAAAAAACTAAGCCAGAGTTTTATAATGTTTGTGTTACTGATAATTATGTCAGGGTGTTCAACGAACAAAGTGAACAGTACATTCAAAAACTCCCAAGTAAGTGAGGGTGACAAGTACACTCAAGAAGAATCACGGTATATCATCAAAGGTAACACAGGCAGTGATGTAGCAGCAGCACTTGAGTTCTACCGTGACGGCTTTTACCAGTGTACAATTAAAGCTAATAACCTTATTGACATGATTTTATTAGGGAATAAGCAGCAATGACAGAGAATCAAGACACTTTCTATGTAGAAGGTTACTTACTGTTGCCACGACCAAAAGAAACTTATATGCGAATTGATTTCTTACCAACCATTATGGATAATGTGATGTGTCATATCTTTATGCAAGGTGTCACAGCACAGCTTAAGCATGTTGGTAAAGATTGCAAAATAAAGGTTGACACTCATCCAGAAATCAAAGAGAATCACTACACATGGTTCTTACCAGATTCTAAAGAAATCTTAGCAGTTCTTAAAACGAGGAAGTAACTATGCAGATTAATGGAAGAGACTTTGTAGCCGTTTACTACGAGAAAGATAAAGAAGTTGGCGTAGCGCAAGTATCTTATGGCAATGGTGGGTGGCTATATGGAACAATCGCAGTAGTTGGAACGAGAAGTGATACAAAAACTTTTAAAGATTGTGTTGACCTTCTTGAAGAATCCATTCAGAATCATTGGTGTCTGATATGGATGACTGACAACGAAGTGATAGAACGCTTCAAAAAGGTTGATATCAACATTGATAGTATTGAGCATGTTGATTTATATGAGCTAACTGAGAAGGTAAATTATGAAAGCTCTAGAGGTAATTGATAAAGATACTGGAGAAGTCGTATCTGCATGTGTTTTCATGAGCGATGACACAGTAATACCGTTTTACAATCTTGATGGTTTTAGTTTTACAGGGATAACTCCAGAAGAATACTTTGAAGACCTTACCTTTGCCAGAATTTCTATAGATACATTCTATAAATGCTTCTATGATGAAGGTAAAGAATTACGAGAAACTGAACTATAAGGTGTATGTTATATGGCTGACTTCTGCAAAGACTGTTCTATAGAAATGTTTGGACGTGATACAGGTGACTTAAAAGGTCTTATCACTGAAGATGACTTTAAAGCTGGCTATGCAATGCCAGTAATCTGTGAAGGTTGTGGATGTATCTGGGTAGACCATGAGGGGCAACGTGTAAAACCTTCAGAAGATAAAGAATCTTGGGAGAGATGTTAAATGGGTATTGTAAAAATAATCAATGGTGATATCTTTGCCGCATTTGATAAAGGTAAGTTTGACATCATCGGTCACGGTTGCAACTGTATGAATTTAATGGGTGCAGGTATCGCTGACAAGATTTCTAAACTTTACCCAAAAGCATATGAGACCGATACAGAAGTTTATCTATATGCAGGTGGTATAGGACACAAACCCTGTGAAAATTTACTGGGTAATTTCTCTGTAGCACGTTTAAAACAAGGTCGTATAGCTAACCTTTACACTCAGCTTAAGACTGGTAAAGATGCCCGATACAGTGCTTTAGAGTCATCTTTGAAACAGCTTAACAGATACTGTGAAGTTAATCAGTTGAGGAAAGTTGGTTTACCTATGATTGGTGCAGGTATCGGTGGGTTGGACCCTCAAGCCGTCACAGTTATCATCAATCAGGTGATGAAGAGTGTAGATGTTTATCTATATGTCTATGAAGGAGAGATGTACCACAAGTTACGCTCAGGTTGGAATAACTACTGTGAACCAGAATACTTTGCAGGTGTAGTAACGTTCAAAGATGATACAGTTACCCTCTTCAGACGAAGAAAAGGTAAGATACATCAAAGTAACCCTCCGGTTGAGAAGATGTCTCTAAGTAACGCTCTAGTTACCCACCTGTCGAAGAGCAATCACAGGATAGCCGTAACATTTGGCAGTGATGCAGATACATATATTTATGCAAGAACTGATGAGGATATCGAGACGGTCTTCTCTTCACCGGAAGTTACCTTCTTAGACGCAAAGAACTAAGAAACTCTGTATAATATTCACAATAGACTAAGCCTTCCTTATCTGGTAAATTTTTCAGGTAAGGAGGGCTTTTTCATTTCAGGATTGTGCAGGTAGAGTTCTGTAGAGAAATCTGTAGAGAGAATTTTGAACTCCAAAGAGAAAATTCATTTTCAAACTGTGCAGGTAATCTCCAAAGAGCTTTTTCATTTTCAAAAAGTGCACCCCGCTCAGGTCGGGCAAGAAAAATCATTTTAGAATTGTGCAGGTAGGTTTTTATGGAGAGCCATACCAACCCCTCTCCCCCTATTACCCCCTCTCTCCCCAAAAGTCAAGAGAAAAATTTGTAGCGGATTGAAAAATAATTCTTGATTTGTGTTCTGTTTTGTGGTAGTCGTGTGCGCACGTTTCATTACAGTTTTTCCAAAAATATTTTTAAAATTTTTCTTGACTCTTTGAACGGGGTTATCTAGTATTTGCATCAACGGGGAGGGAATGACCTTCCCCACTAAATAAAGTCCTAAACTGGAGATTCAAAAATGGCATACCGTGCACCTAAATTCATCAACAAAGACAACTTTCGCAACGCACTGGAGAAGTCACTTGATGAGAATTTTAAAGGTAACGTTATTGTTGTTCACTCGTTCAATTTCAAGTATGATATTAACGGGAATAAAATCAACCATTACACGGCGACAATGCTAGATGGTACTCTTTCAAGTGAAAAAGCCATTTTACATGCACTTGCTGGACGTGGTAAAAACCTGATAAGATGCGATAAGAGACGTTATCAGGGTGGCGCATATGGTTACGATGATGCTGTTTATCATCTTGAAAATATGGGCTATCAAGTAGAAAAAGCTGGAGTGTCTCAAATAATCGGTAGTGATGGTTATGTAACAATCTTCAAAATTAACTGATAAAGTACTTTACAAGGGGCTTATAGTTCGATAAAGTAAGCCCCAGATAAAGAGCTTTACCACTAAATCCTAAATTGGAGATTCAAAAATGGCTACTATCAAAAACGTTGTAATTCCTGTAAAAACTCGTGATGACGCTCGCATCATGGCGAAAAAGTTAGGCGGGAAAGTGGTTGACAACGGAAAACAATCTGCTGTAAGATGGGGTGTGAAGGCTGATAAACAGTTGAAGTTAAAAAATTCACCAATAAATCTTTTTACATGTGTAAACACTATCGGAAAGACAAATGTATACACGAAAAAGGCATATATTAGACGCGTAGCCTTAACATCTCCAATTCGTACAATGAGAGGTTATGCAAAGCTGAAAATTAGCTGATAAAGTACTTTACAAGGGGCTTAAAAGTTGGTATCTTAAGCCCCAGATAAAGAGCTTTACCACTCAATCCTAAACTGGAGATTCAAAAATGAAATTATCAAATAAAGTTCGTGAAAATCTAAGCAAATTACTCAACAAAATTGATTTCATTGAAACATCAAGAAATAGCCATGATGTTATGGAATGGTTACACGGCAAAATAAAAGGTCGTCGTGTAGTGATTTGCTTATGGAATAGTTGCAGGGAGTATAAAAAACCTGTATTGCAAGTTAATATCTATGATGATACTCTTAAAAGTCCTGTCAAATCTAAAAGTGATTTATTAGAATCTTATGAGATAACTGTAAGTGGCAAAGTATCACGTAAAGAGGAAGCACCATGTTAATGACTGGTATCACTGCAATCATTGCCATTTTCGCGCTCTATAAGGCATATAAAGCCTATAATCTAGCAAATAAGGCAATCACACAACAGGTTAGCAATAGCCTTGTAATGAGCTTTCTAGAGCGGTTGAGCGATGAACAATTAAAGCGGTTAGAAATGAGCTTCAGATTCAGGGCGAGAACTTATCAAATCAGCGACATTTTCAAAGATGATTTTCAATTAGTCGATGATTATAATTCTCTGATAAATGCTTTAAATATTAGTGACTTAAAAGACTATCATACTGTAATTGTTCAAGAGTTGAGCAAACGAAAACAAAACTGTTGACACTGATTTTTAGATAGATTAAATTACACATCAACGGGGAGGCAATAAACACCCCACTAAATAAAGCCCTTAAACTAGGAGATTCTAAAATGTATACTACTAACAACGGTCGCACTTTAAATGTCACTCTACGTCACTATGTAGACGGTGTGATGCACTTTGAGGATTTACAGGCTGAGCAACATATCTTAGATTGGCAAGTCGCAGGACTCCAAAAAACTGCTACCGGATACGGCAAAAAGATTCCAACTAGCTGGAAAGTATACTATGAAGGACGTTTGCGCAGAATTTATCAGGATGTATGTAGCAATAGCACATCAAGTTACATCATAGTAAAAGGTAAAAAACTGCATTTAGTATAAAGTACTTTACAGGGGGCTTATTAGTCTGTACAGTAAGCCCCAGATAAAGAGCTTTACCACTCAATCCTAAATTGGAGATTCTAAAATGGCTATTAATAATCGTGAGTTGTCAATCTTAAAAGCACGTTTAACCGTTAATCGAATCAATGTTATTACATCATCAGCACCGGATGAAACATTGCACAACATTATCGGAAAGATTCAAAGCGTTATCTTAGACGTTGAAAACGTAAAAAACTCATTGGCTGACGTTGCAGCAGGTATCACGCTAGACGGTGCACAATATGAAATGGTCGACATGTTAGGCAAATCTAAGGTAATGAATAAAGAGTTAGACTTGAAAATGTTTAGATTTGCCGTGAAAGTGTGGCTATCTGTTGAGTATGATGCTAATTTTGCAATCGCTGATTTCTTTGCCACTTGGTTACAACGTAATTTGGCAAATCATGACTTTCGTGACATCTGCGACGCAATTTATGCAGAACTCTAAAAATTTTATTGACACTGATTTTTAGATAGATTAAATTACACATCAACGGGGAGGGAATGACCTTCCCCACTAAGTAAAGTCCTTAAACTAGGAGATTCAAAATGGCTATTATCAACGGTTTAACCATTGAAACCACGCACATCAAAGACATTAAAGTTGGTGATGTAGTTCTTTCCCACGGCGTAGAAAAAACAGTCACTGCAAAGGATATCAAAGATGATTCTTTCATGGGTAGAACTCTCTTCGGTGATTCTTATTGCTTAGGTTATCTTGCAGTTTTAAAAGTTGTCAAAAATTAACTGATAAAGTACTTTACAAGGGGCTTATAGTTCGATAAAGTAAGCCCCAGATAAAGAGCTTTACCACTAAATCCTTAAACTAGGAGATTCAAAATGAAATGCTTTCACGGTACTACTCAAGAAAACTTTATCAACCTGATTAATAACGGTGATAAACCATCAGGTGTATGGAATTGTTCGGATATGGACGGCAATTTTTACGTGTACCCAGAAAATAAACTCTATGGTGATGATGAGGAAGAGATAGCATCGGAAGGTATCCAGCAAGCTCTAGGAAATGCCACTATCACGGCAGCTTTTCAGATGAAAACTCAAAATATTGTTATCTTAGAACTTGACATTCCAGAGGATGAGCTAAATGATGATTATTCTTGTGATAACATGTCAAATATAGCAAGCTTTACAGAGTACTTTGATGTAAATTGGATTAAAAAGGTCTATACAACAGAGTTCAACGCTATGTATTCACCTTTTTGTCTCCCTTCACTGGATAACCCAAATTTAAATTATCTTGATGAAACATTGGAGCTACTTGCTAAAAGTATCCAACAATCCGACAGTATTCAGGTTTTTTGTGACATCATGGATACACTGACAGAAAACATTGTAGAGAGTGATTTAAAGGTCTTTTTCTAAAAACCTATACATTCACCTTATAAACACTGATTAACCCCTTACAGGGGCTTTTAGAGGGCTTAAATCATGCTTACAACCATTTATCTCATCCTTTCCATTTGTAACGGCCATTCATGTGACTTTAAAGGGCTTGAAGAGTTTACAGGAAGTAAAGAAAATGCTATTCAAGTTTGCCAGATAGCAAGACAAGACTACCCCGCCAGTGATGATATACAATGTTACTTTAAGACAGAAGATGACGAAGGAATCTATTTCGACAGTGTCGATGGTCAATATGAAATTATCATTGAAAAAGACTAGACAAGCCTGATAAAAGTCTGTAAATTATCAATCAACGGGGAGGGAATGACCTTCCCCACTAAGTAAAGTCCTTAAACTAGGAGATTCCAAAAAATGTATACTAAAACTCAACTAAAAAACATGGTTAGCAATGGCTTAATGGATGAAGTCTATAAAGAGTGTAGACGCTACGGGGAAATTAAGGATAAGACTAGTTATGAGTATACCCACACAATAGACTTTAAAACCAATGAGAAGAGGACTGACCTTGTTACTGTAGTAGTGATTGAGTATAAACGAATTATTTGGACCTTTGAGCTAGTAAAAGGTGAGTGCACAGAGATAGAATATAAAGACGCTTAAAGTACTTTACATGGGGCTTATTAGTCTGTATAGTAAGCCCCAGATAAAGAGCTTTACCACTCAATCCTAAACTGGAGATTCTAAAATGGCTTATGTAACCGTAATTACCGATAAAGCTGGCTCATCTTGGTCAACTCAAGTAAGTGATAAGATGTCACCTATGCAGTGCCTAAAATACTTTGAACAGTGGAACAAAGGCGAGGGTGTAAGCCCCTTTCAAGTGATGCAAATCATCCATACAGATAACGAAGGGAATAAAACGACCTTGAACAGTGAATACTACGCAAGCCGTTTTGAAACGAGAAGTAAAACAATGAAGCTTTTACGTGAATCCGGTTATGCACATATTGCCGCTTTAATCTGGGATGACCTGCTAAAAAGTCAGCGTATCAGCTATGTAAAGCCTGAAAAAATCTTCATAAGTTAATCAATAACTTACAAAAAACTTTTAAAAAAGTGTTGACAATACCCATTGACATTGGTAACTTTGTTCGAGGGGGTTATCTAAAAGGGATTCACTTAATAGATTCTTTATAGATAAACTTAAAAAATTGCTTGCAAAGGCAAATCAAAACAAGTATAGTACTAATCAACGGGGAGGGAATGACCTTCCCCACTAAGTAAAGTCCTTAAACTAGGAGATTCAAAATGAACAAGTTTCAAGCTATCAACTACATTCGCTCATCTAACGTTATGACTAAACCCGTTAAAGATACCTTCGAATTTCGTTGCAACGGTGTACACTTTGCAACTATCACTAAATCAGAAAACGGGGCTTATTATATACATCGTCGTAATGTTTCTACTGTTGTAGTATCTCACTTTATGCAAGCTGTAGCAGAACTGTTACCGCTATTCTTAGGTATTTACTTAGATGAGTGTAAAAACGTTCGCAACCACGTTAAAGACCTTTTAAATGGTTATAAAATGGCTTATGAACGTTCTATCAAGAATCTTAACAAGTTCTATAAAGCCCCTGAAAACACCGTATCAATAGCTTATGATGTAAGTGGTGAAATGGTCAACCTCTCCAATGTAGAACAAATTGGCCTTTATGATTTACGTCCTAGCGGTTATTCTAAGACTCTCGGTGAAGGCTTATCCTTCAATATCAAGAACTTAGAAAAAACTTTAAAAGATATTGAAAAAGATATTGACGAGACAATCAAAAGTCTGTAAATTGTCAATCAACGGGGAGGGATTAACCTTCCCACTAAGTAAAGTCCTTAAACTAGGAGATTCAAAAATGGAACACGTAGAATTAACCACACTATTGCAGATTGCAACTGACAAAGAAGACGTAGCGTTGTTTCACCGTATCGAAAGTGATTTGTTCAATGGTGAAATCATTAAAGAATCTTACGAAGTTGTCGGATTCAAAGATGGTAAAGCATTTGGCTTTTTTGACCTCGACAAAAGCAAAGCGGTTACAATGTACGATGTTCTATCTTGTGAAATTCTGACAAAATACAACGAAAAAAGGCTTGCAACCTACGCCAATATGCAGTAAATTACTAAACAACGGGGAGGGAATGACCTTCCCCACTAAATAAAGTCCTAAACTGGAGATTCTAAATTATGTCAACTATCCGCGTAACTGTTAATGCTTATGGCTGCCACCAACTTGATGCAAAATTCGATATCGGTGGAACAGATAACACCTTTGACCTTATCAAAATGCTGATTCAGCAGGTGATACCAGATTATAACCCTACTGATGACTTCTGGAAAGATGCCGTAAAAGAAGCCATAAACGAGGAATCTCACTACCATTATTGGGGTGACTTGATTGTCTCTCTGTACTACAGCAAACAAGGTTACAACTAATCGACGCAGCGGGGCTAAATAGCCCCAGATACCTGAAAAGCTCCTTCTCATAGGGGCTTTTTTACGTCTATAAAGAGACTCTATACAATCCCTTTCCTTTCCTTCCTAGAATCTATCCCGTACCTTAAAAGCAATAACTCTATAGCTTACTCTATAGCCCCTTATCAAATCAACTTAAATATAAGCCCATAACCCGAAAGGGAAGGGCAACCATTTAAACGCTCTATAAAGCCCTATAACAGCCTTATCAACCTAACTTAAGCAATCATATTAACCCACTCTAAAAAGCCCTTTATAGAGCTTTCTAGAGCCTTAAAAGAATCTTATAAGGGTACAAGCTTATAAGCTGGCTAGTATCTTGTGAATATCTAAACAACCCCTTGATAGTCACTAAAAAGTATGTTATAGGGGCTATAGAGTTACTTCAAAGTTACGTAAAAAGAGCTATAAAGTTACGTAAATGCTAGCCCCCTTAACATTTTCTTAACAATTTCTTAACAATCCCTACATAGTTATGCTTGTTAGAGACTTGTTAGCCCCTTGTTAAATCTCTGTTAAGACCATGTAAAAGCCTTGTAAAAGTCTTTGGCATAGCCTTAAAAGCTTCTGTAAAGCCCTATAAAGAGCTATCCATACAGTTGAGGGGTAGATACTAGTAAGAGGCTTAAAAGAACTTATAAGGGGCTATAGAGAGCTTTTAAGAGGTATGTTTAAGGAATCACTAAGAGGGAAAGGGAAACGATAAGAAAAGAGATAGTGACCATGTTAATAGCTTGTTAAAAAGATTAAACACTTGTTAGGAACTTGTTAATTATCTTAATTGGTATTGTTACCAATCCCTACAAAATAACTCTTTAAAATTAACTTGTTAGCTCTTGTTAGTCATCTGTTAAGATTCTGTAAAGCCTATTCAGCACTTGTTAAGAATCTATTAAGCTCTTGTTAGTTCTGTTAAGAAACTGTTAAGACCTTTGAAGAGTTGTTAAGAAGATGTGAGAGTTGTTAAGGAATTGTTAAGGATATTTTAAAATTCTGCAAAGGGGGTGTTACAGGGCTGTTAAGGGCTACCAAGCAGATATACATCCTAATCAGATATTTTTCAGTTCCTTCAAAGACCCTAAAAAAATGACTTGATAGTCCTATTTTATAAAAATTTTAAGATTCTGAATAATTACCCAGACAGTCTTTTAAAAATACAGGTAGAAACAGGCTTATAAGATACCTTGTTAGTACCGTGTTAGACCTTGTGAGATAAGGTCTGTAAAGGTATTCCTGTTAAGTTTGTTAAAACAGTCTATATAGAGGCTTAGTAGTGTCTAGTGAACACCTATAGAGAGTGTCATAGCTTACATAGAGATTAAGAGGTGTATAGAGGCTTCTAAGAGGGTGTAGAGGGATGGTTAAGGCGATTGTATAGGTTGTTAAGAAGGCTTGTTAGAAGAGTGTTTAGAGGGCTATTTAGAAGGGTTATACAGAGGGGCTATTAAGACCACTAGATAGTTACTAAGACACTATATAGTACTATATAACTATATATATATAGAGAGTAAGATTAAGAAGGTTGTTAAGAAGGATAGATATTTTATTCACATATGATGGTGACCCAGAGGTTGGGACAACCGATAAAATTTTATAAAAATTAAAAAGCCCCCGATTAAGGAGGCTCTTAAGATATTTTAAATCAGTGTTTCCAGAACTGTTTTTAGTGATGACTTGGTTGTCTGATAAAAATGAGTAAAGCCATTGTTGTTATCAAATACCTGCATCATGATATCATCCCCCTTGATTGGGTACACTCGGATATCATAGTGAAAACCATTAAAGACACAAGAGCCATTACAGAATGCACTAAAGTCATCCACTGAGATATACTCTTCATGTCCTGTGATTTTTATACAAACACCTTTACTCGGTCTCTTAGGGTTGATATCTTCCATCACAGACATACTCTGTCCACCAAGAGACACCATAGTGACCACTTTACGGTTCTTCTGTCTAAAGTACATCTTAACTTTCTGCAAAGTGTCTTCATAGAACGGATAAGACCTTTCTACAAAGATTCCTTCAAGTGGCTCTTTACCATTTTCAACTTCTCGGTTATGCCGTACTGCAAAGATAATTTGTTCGAACCAGTCAAGATTTTCTTCGGAGAGTGCTTCCCGAACATCCTTCCAGTCAAGGACTAGATAGTTACCTTCAACATCTTTTAAGTTATCTTTTTCCATATCTATCACACCATTATCGTAAAACTTGATATTCTGGTACTGCGAATTTATTACTATTGTTCTTGATGAGGTCATCCTCTGAAACTAAAAATGTAATACCACATAAGTGTCTGTAACGACTATCATACTCGAATATCTTAAACAGATATTTACCATCATGATAAACCTGTTGCACTTCACCTTCTGCAACAATCTCGCCTGTAATAAAATTTTTTAGTTTATACACATTACCGACCTTAGGTACTGTTTTCATCTCAGGCTCTTTTAGTGCTACACCTATTTTTACATCACCGAGTAAATGAGAACTCTCAAAAGCTACGTGTTTCATATAGGCTTCTGAGCATTCCCAAATAAAACAATGTACAAGAACCTTAGCAGCATGTCTTGAGCAGTTCAACTTATCACAAATTTCTGTGTACATCTCATCTTTAGTAGAATTGTCAAGCATTGCTCTTTGCACTACTTCTTTAATTTTCATAAGCTCTCCGAATAACCCTATTAAGCATCTCTAAAGTCAGCTTTCCAGATTCTAAATGCGGCATAACAAGCTTTAAAGCTTTTTCAACATCATGCACAATATCAATTATACCTTCTTCATAGGCTTCTACGAGGATATCTTTTACACCGATATAGCCTTCATTGATAATGATTTGCATATCAAAATCTTCTGATTGCTTGTTTAACTTACCTCTCCAATACCCATCAGCATTAAAAGATATCACTTCACACTCTTTAAAATCCATATCATCTGCATGGAATGGAGTAATTATTGTGCATTGGATTGGGTACTCTACACCAGTGGTGTCAACATCAAAGACCTTCACAGAAGTAAGTGGTTTCTTTGTTTTAGAGCAGTAAACTGTCAATCTTTTACCAATAAGCTCTTTCATTTCGCTACCTTCTAAGTTCTACAAAGGGGCTATCAAGTAACCCCTCAAGCTACTACTCAGACTTTTCAGTCTTCTTATCGGATTTCTTACTAGTCTTCTTCTCAGCTTTCTGTTCAGGTTCCTTCTCAGAAGTTACCTTGATAACCATGTCAAGAAGCTCTGATAGGTCACTCTTCAGAAGCGTTACAGGCTGCTCATTATAGAAGTTTTTGTCAAGATAGACTTTGAACTCTTCAATAGAAGGAAATCCAAAAATTGGTACAGGCGTCTTAATCATTACTTAGTCTCTCCATAGGCATCTTTTAAGATTGCCTTGTTAATCATTTCAGCGATTGCAAAACGAACACATACAGCTATAATTGTAGGTTGCATTCTTTACTTACCTCTTCAAGTTTAACCTCAGAGTCCTTAAGTCGTTTCTTATGAACTCTGAATCTTATTAGTGAGATGATAATACCAGCTAAAGGAACAGTATACAAGTACCAGATATCATGTAGCTTTGCAGTAATCTGTGCAATGGTCAAATCTTGAGCTATGGAACTGATTGCTGATACTGCCAGTAACATTGCTAAGAAGAAAGCCAGTATCATAACAATATTCAGACAACCTCTGGCATGGTATTCATGCTTAATGCACTTATTCTTTTCGTCAACAACCCTGTTGTAGTCGTTTGTAAAGTCTCTGTAGAAAGCTTTCAAGTATTCTTTATTGTAGCCTTCAAAGCAACCTGTACCGTACCAATAATCACCACCAAAATGTGCTATGATACCGGTATCTCCATTTGGTTTGGTTACTCTTAGAGAGACATGATGACCAGTCTTCTGGTAATCTATCTTATATCTTTCTTCGTAAATCATTTTCCAACCCCTCTCAATCTCTTGTTCCATTCAAGGTCAACAAATCTTTGTAGTGCTTTGCCTCTAGGTGTTACACCTTTTAAATCTGCATCGTAACAATGGTAAAAGTCACCTTCAGCGTGTTTACCATAGCATTTTCTGATATTCTGGCTTCTGCGATACTGTTCTAACAAGGACAGTTTGTAGTAATCTTCAACTGTAGTTAGTTTTTTCATTCTTTCACCATAGCATTTCTGAACTGGCGTTGTGTTTCTCTTGTAATTTCGTTTGGAGTAAACCCTGCTTTTAGCATATCTCTGAAAAGAACTTCTAAGTGGTCCCTCTCAATGATGTAAATGGCATTCTGAATAGCTGTTTTACGCTCCTTCAGGTCGCTGCTAATCTCTTCGCACTTGCTTGTAAGTTCTGTGTCAACTTTCTTATAGACTGGCATAACATGTGCATAACAACCTTTATTGGTCTCCATGAAGAATTTAAAAGATTCCTCAGAGTCCTTTAGAGCAATCCCTATAAAGTCCTTGTAAGCACCTGTGAAAGATAAGGAATCAATCTCAGCAGTTGAGTATACAGTCCCTGCACACAGTCTTGCAGAAGTACTGAATGTGTGGTTTGGTGTTGTGTCAAAGTCTAAGTTCTTCAGTGGTCGGAAATAAACTATACCATTGTGTGAGATGTGTGTTACAACAGCCTCAACGCTCTTTGAAGGATTCTGTTTAACATACAAAATAATTTTATCGTGTTCTTTCACTTTAGCCATATCTATTCTCCAAAAACTAAAAAGGGAACTACCTCTCGATAGCTCCCATCATAATCAATATTGTATACTCGGTCAAGAGTATTTTTTAGGCAGTAATGCACTGCGCTTGTTGCTCTCTTCACTCAGCAGTGCAATAAATTCATCACCTTTACCCTTCCACGGACTAAATGTAGGGATATGTTCTCTGATAGCATCAATCACTGTTTTCAGGGCGTTATTTTTTAACCACCAATCAGACACTGCTGAGGCTACAATATAATAAGCACCATCATCTGTGAAGATTGGCTCAGAGATACATGGTGAAATCATAGTGGTGATGATAGAGCCGTTATTCATGTAATATGTTCTTTTTTCAACCTTATCAAGAAGTTTATGAAGGTCTGCAAAGAGACTCACAACCTCTTTATGGTCAATATCTTTTTCAAGATTTGCTCTATATTTCAGCAGTGCAGCATCAACCTCTTTATCATTGAATTTGAAGTATTGGACTTCTTCATTCACACATACACTGATATTGTTGGTGTTTATCGTCAATTTGCACAGTTTGACTGGAGAATTGATGTTGGTCTGAAAAAGTGCTACACAGCCTTCTACATTTCCGAAATGTTTTACTAATGTAACTTCTGGTTGGATATGCTCATGTTCTTCTGACATTACAGTTTCCTCATTAAATACTTTTTAAGTTGTGTGTTAGGTTTCTCAAAAACTTCTATAGAAGATATCTTAACAGATTCACCACGCATACCAGTATGTTTGAATATGTAGTACTCTAACATCCCTATGTACTTTGCTGGTAAGTCATGCTTGACATATACCGTCACAGAATCTTCAAATTCAACGACCTTTGTACCATCTTTGTAGTTGAACTCTTTAGGATGGTTGTAGTTGTCAATGTCATACATTAAAAAGAGTCTTTTACGTTGTAAGTCAAGCTTATTTGTTAAAGACTCTTTAATATCTGAGAAGTTTTTGTACACTGTGACATGGAGCTTACTCATCGTTAAACTCTCTGACGAAGAAATAGTTGACTTTGTTATTACCTACCATAAGGTCAAAGCAGGTATTTTCAAAAGGTTTGTTGTAGGCATCGTATGAAATATATGGGTCAGCTACTTGCTTAGTGCTTAACTTCTTACTTGATGGATTTAAGAGGCCACCATACAGCTTCTTGATAGCCTCTTCTACAACAGACCAGATAATTTCGTCAGTAATTTCTTCGTACAGGTCAAGTTCACGCTCTAGTGAGAAGTCACAAATAGGGAAAACAACCTGTACTTTACTCATTAACGAATAACCTGTGAGACTTGAATTGCTTCAGTTACTGACAAGTCACCTACTTTCTCTTCTTTGATAAAAGTGAAGGTGAGTTCAACAGGTTCTTGCTCTTCTTGCTCAACTGGAATGCCATTAAGCTCATCGCGGATTGATTGGGTTGTCCAATCCTCCCCACCATCTGGATAATGGATGGCGTAAAGAGGGAACTCCATATCATACCAGCCAAATACAGGGCAACCATCTGCATCATCTCGCATTCTGCGAAGGGTGCTACCTGAGCCTGTAAAGCGAAGACTAATATTTCCATTACACTCAAAAATCACTGCGTCAGCAAGTCCAGCATCTTCTCGACCATCATGGCCAAAGGTGTCAACTTTTACTTGAATCTCTTTATTCATAAAAACCTCTCTCTGCTTGTTCTATTTTTGCTCTTAAAGTTTCGCAATGCTGTAGATGGTAGTTAGCTTCTTGTTCATGTGTTGCTAACTGCCTTTCCAGAACAGATTTATAGTAACCTGCAAGTTGCTCTTTTGTCAATGGGTGCTCTGAAATAATATCAAGTCCACTTTCACCGAGAGGGTTGAATTGTCCATGTTCGTTGACATTGTAAGTCTCAAACTTGAACAGGCCATTGTTCACAGACTCAATAGGTGACAGTTCAACAAGCTCTACAGTAAACCGTGTATATACCTTGTCACCTCTTGAAACCACATTGTTCCCGACAATGCGTACAAGCGAGCCATTACGAGTGTACTTAAAAGTCCCAAAGTCACTAGCCCAAAGTTTCATAGTTTTCTCCTTAGAAAATAAAAAAGGCTCCCGAAGGAGCCTATGAAGATATTACTTTGGGTATACACTGTCAAGATAAATGTCAGCTTCCATTCTACGTCTGTTTTTCAGTCCGTTTGAAGTGACCTTCTTACCTTTGACTGTAACCTTGTTCCACCACTGCATAGCTTCTGCACAACCCACCTTATTACCAGCATTGTGGCGCTTGATAAATGTGGAATCCTGCATAGCTGTGATACCAATGTTGTATGTTTCACTTACAAGTGCGTCAAACTCATTCTGAGAAGTTGGAACATTGACGGCTTTGTTCACTGCTGCAACAAACTTTTCAACATCTGCGAGAAGATACTGTTCAGCTTGTTCAGCGGTAATCTTCATACCCATCTTAACAGGTTTTCCGTCAATACGGATTGTCCCATACCCGATTGTTGGGATTCCGGCAGAATCTTCGTAAGCCTCTAACTCCAGACCTTCGAAGAACTTAATAGCATCTAAACCTTTTCTTGAGAGTTGCATTACGCCTCCCCTGCTGGGTTAACTGTAACTGTTGCTGCATTAGATGTTACAGAGCCACCTGCACCAGTAACTACACAGGTGTAGCTTCCTGCATCAGCAGCGGTCGCACCTTCTTTGGTGTAAGTTGCAGTAGTTGCATCGAGGATGTCTTCCTCACCTTTCTTCCACTGGTAACCTGTCGCACCTGTTGCCACAACATTCAGCGTTAAGGTCTCACCTTCATTGATTTCTTGATTGGTTGGCTGTTGAGTAATTACTGGAAGTGCGTTCACAGTTACTACAGCAGCATTAGATGTCACTGCACCACCCGCACCTGTTACAACGCAAGTATATGAGCCTGCATCTGCTGGCAGAGCACCAGACTTGCTATAGGTAGCATTTGTAGCTGAAGGAATGTCAGAGCCATCTTTCTTCCACTGGTAACCTGTCGCACCTGTTGCAGTCACTTCCAAGTTAATGCTTCCACCCTCATTGACAGTCTGACCAGAAGGCTGCTGTGTAATCACAGGCAGTGCATTAACAGCAACTGTTGCCGCATCTGAGGTAACACTTGTTCCAGCCTCTCCAGATACAACACAAGTGTATGAGCCAGCATCAGAAGGTACTACAGACTGTTTTGTATAAGTTGCAGAGGTGGCACTAGGAATATCCTCTCCATCCTTTTTCCATTGATATCCAGTGGCATTCGTTGCAATAACACTTAGGGTAAGCGTACCACCTTCATTTACTGTTTGATTGGTTGGTTGCTGAGTGATTGCTGGTGGCTTGATAGCATCCTTCAACTTAGCATTCAACATTGAGAATGGTTTAACTCTTGCCAGCCATTCACAATAAATTGTGTCAACGTCTTTACCATTGATAATTGCATATTGTAAGTCCATGAAGAAGTCAGAAGTTCTCATTTGAGCACCAATGCTGTAAAGCAACTCATCACTAAATGGAACTTTGTAGTCTGGTTTGTAGTCAAACTCATCGACTTCTGCAATATCAGCTTCAGGCCAATACGAACTGTAGGTAAGCGGTAAAATAGCCTCTTGATATGTTCTAAAATCATATCTCTTACCAGCCTTTACGTTTGCAATGAAGCCCTTCACAAACTCTTTGAAGTCTGGGTAAGTCTTTGCTTTAATCATTTCTTTTCAGCCTCTAAATGTGCGTTTAGTCTAAAATAACCTTTGTGATTCGGAGATACATCACCAACGACAATACCTTTAACCTTATAGCCTTTACCAATTACATACTGGATATCCATAAGGAATCTTCCAAGACCAACAATATGGAACATTGGGTATAATAGATTCTCAGAGTCTGGAATATTGATTTCAGGTTTGTAGGTACGCTGTTCGCTTGTTGGTGTAATATCTTCTTCAGGCCATTTACTGAGTCTCCATGTCAAAGGTGTTGGGATAACATCATTAAGGTTGTACCTTTCACCATTTTGCACGGAATTGATATAGGATTGTAGGAAGCAATAAAAGTCTTTTGCACTCTTAGCTTTCATTAAATATCCTTATAAATAGTTAAAGGGGCATAAGCCCCTATTCACACTTAAGCTTTGGTCTTAAGTAGGTTCTTAAGTTTTTTAAGATTCATACTCTCATCAAACTTAAAACCAAATCCATTGACATAATCAATGAACTCGGATTTCTTACTGAGTGACAATGCGTAACTCATATCAAAGTTCTTACTTGTTTCTGCGTCTGGACTAGAGTTCACATCAAATGAAATTTCCGTAGGCTCTTGCTTACTTTTTCTCATATTATCAACCAACAAACATGTATAGTTTGCTGGATAGAAATTTACACTACCATCAACGTAGCTGTACTTATTATTATGGATAAGGTTGGAAAATACCTTAAGGAATGTTTCTGAGTCGTGGCAAACAAGTTTGAATTGGCTGCTCTCTCCAAGCGCAACTAATGAATACGGACTTTCACTATCAAAGTCATAATTTGGATTCGATGCCGTTACTGTTACACGCATCAAGTTATTAGCAATAGTCTTCTGTTTAAAAGAATTTTGAACATAGTGAAGACCTCTATCACACTGATTGACTAGCTCTTTAAGTAGGTCATTTGCATATGGTGAATTAATTGATACAGAGCCATCACTATTGTAATTAAAACTTACTGTTAACATTTTTCAGTTCTCCTGCGATTTATAATTTTGCTGCAATAGAGAAACGAAGTAAACTCACTGGAAGAAACCATTAAGTGTTGTTCACTAGATTGAGCCATTGCCCTGAAATACATTCCAGTCAAAGCATCATAGTGACTATTCTTTCCAATTGAGGTTATATAGCCATGACTCTTTGCAGTTTGATATAAATCTATAATATCTGCGATTTCTAATTGGGAACTACACATAGATAATCCTCTTGTCTTCTGTAATTTTGAAAGAACAGGTACAGACCAATTTCAGAGGATGAATAGTAGATTAACTCTACCCTTTTTGATTCCTTACAGTGATTGGTATTCTTACCTTTCTTCGGTTTATTTGATTTTCTCATTAAGTCTCCTTTGTAGAACAAGGCAGACCTACAGCTTTAACTAAGATGGTACAGTAATCCATACAACAAGTCAAGAACTATTGCAAGTTAAAAAAGTTGTTGACAAAGTACTTGACAAGGTGTAGGCTTATAAATACTTAGAAGATAACTTAAAAGGTTCCTCTAAAAAGGCTATTTAAACAGATATCTTTCTGGATATCTATCTTTTATCTTAAAAGCCTTTTAAGAGGTCTTATAAGAGGCATACCAATGAAAAACAGAACAAACAAAGGCCAGTTTAAAAAAGGCCAATCTGGAAACCCATCTGGAAGACCAAAAGGCTCTCGCAACAAAAGCTCACTTGTAAAAGCTCAACTGACCATTGATAATTCTGCTGAGTTTGCTGCAAAGTTGTTTGAAGCGATTGTTACAAGGGATGCTGCTAAGCTTGCAGAGTTCGGGTTAAACACAGACGATGTAACCATCAAGAGCATGATTGAAGTCGGTAAAACTATCATGACCCACTCAGCAGGTGAGATGAAAGCAATTGCAGCAGACACTAAGAAGACTCCTGATAACGGCGGTCAGTCTCAGACAGATAACAAACCAACGTTCTCTGCTGTTGCAACCCTTAAAAAATAATTTTAAAAGATGTTGACAGACTCTATAAAGTTGCTCTAAAGTCTGTCACATCAAACAACAAATGAGAGAAGAGAGTAAAATATGAGCGAATTATTTAAACATGCGCACCTTCATGCAGGTCGAACTGAAAATGGTGCTGTAAACCATACTTCATCAATGTCTGCTCTTGTAGACTTTTACAAAGCTGCTGGTTCAAGCCGTAGCAATGTAGAAATCTTACCAGACCTGTTCTACAAAGCTTTGCGTGAGGATGTTGATGTTGCAGTTCGTATTTTACTGCATATGCGAGATGTACGAGAAGGTATGGGTGAGCGTAAAGCCTTCAGAACTGTTTTACTTCAAGCGATTGAAGACAAAGTTTTAGAGTCTACGCAGGTTCTTCGCATTATGGATAAGATTGCAGAACTTGGTCGTTTTGATGACTTCAAAATCTTCGTAGGTACTCGTTTCGAGACAGATGCCTTCAAACACTTAGAAGCAGCATTACTAGACCCTGCAACAGCAGGTTTGGCGGCTAAGTGGTTACCACGAGTCAAACCACGTCATAAGCAGTTTGTAAAACGTTTCTGCAAGTTTGCCAACTTGAGTGAGAAAGAGTACCGCACACTGTTGTCTGCACTATCTGATACAGTTGAGCAAAAAATCTCTGCTAATGAGTTTGGTAAGATTGACTACAGTAAGATTCCTTCACTTGCTGCTGCACGTTACCAAAAACTGTTTAACCGTAAAGATGGAGAGCGTTACAAAGCTTACATCGAGTCCTTATCAAAAGGTGAGACTAAGATTAACGCTGGTGCTGTTTACCCATACGATGTGATTAAATCTGTCAAGTATGGTAATGCAGATGTTGCTAATGAGCAGTGGAAAGCACTACCAAACTGGATGGCAGAAGGTGAAAACATCTTGTGTATGTCTGATGTATCAAGTTCAATGTCTTGGGTGAATTTTGGCTCCATTACTGCTCTGGATATTGGTGTATCACTTGCCTTGTATGTAGCAGAACGCAATACAGGTTGCTTTAAGAATGAGTTGATGGTTTATTCGACAAACCCTCACTTCATCGAACTGAGTGGTGATTTACGAAACCGTCATCGTCAGGTGATGCGACACGTTGAATATGGCTCAACTAACTTACAAGCAGCTTTTGACCGCATTCTTGAAACAGGTAAAAGAAACAACTTGACTCAGAAAGATATGCCAAGTAAGCTTATCATCTTCTCCGATATGGAGTTTAATCAGGTTGATGGAGCTAACGGTCGTACAAACTTTGAAGCAATTCAGAGTAAGTACAAAAAAGCTGGATATGAGATGCCACAACTGGTATTCTGGTACTTAGCAAACCGTAATGGTACTTGCGAAGTATCTGTTAAGGATAACGGTGTAGCAATGGTATCAGGGTTCTCTCCAGCCACTTTAAAAGCTCTGCTTGGTGGTGAGAAGTTTGACCCAATCAGTGTAATGCTCAAAGCAGTAATGATTGACCGTTATATCTGGTAAAAAGTTTTAAAAAGGGTATTGACAATGTGTTTAATACCCTTTAATATGTTCTACATAGAAACGAAATGAGAGCTTTTCTAAGATGCTGAAAAATATTTTAAAAAAGTTCTTGACAACCACTAAAAAATAATGTTAAAGTGGTTACATAGAGTTTGAAAAGTTTATCTCTGTTTAGCTCAGCTTGGTAGAGCGTTCCGTTTGGGGCGGTAAGGCCGGAGGTTCAAGTCCTCCAACAGAGACCAAATTAATGTTCCAGTAGACAAAATGGTAAAGTCACCACTCTTTCAAAGTGGATATCTGAGGGTTCAAATCCCTTCTGGAACGCCAGTTTTGACAGAAGACCAATTACAGCAAACTTAATCTACTCATCTGAAAGTTAATCGGACAAAGAAGATATTTGGTCTGGTCATTAAGAATTGCGGGTATAGAGAAAGGGCGTCTCACATGTCTCATTAGCATGGTATCGGCAGGTTCGACTCCTGCACCCGCCTCCAAATTTACAGAAGACCGTTTACAGCAATATTTATTAAATTTTAGCGGAAAAAATTGAAAGATACGGTCTGGTAATACTAAACATGGTTNAGGAAGCACATAAGGTATGTGCGGTCGCCTGTTAAGCGAATGGCACAGGGTTCGAATCCCTGACTAACCGCCAAATTTAAATGTGTCGTTATCCCGTAGATGGTAGCGGTGGGGACTGTAAATCCCTTGTCATTGAGACTCGGTAGGTTCGACTCCTACACGGCACACCAATAAAGGTTATGTAGTTTAATCTGGTTAAAATACTCCCCTGTCACGGGAGATGATGAGGGTTCGAATCCCTTCGTAACCGCCAATTTTGATAGGGCTATTTAGCCCCTCCCTTAAAGGGTTCTTACGAGTATTCTTTAAAGGAGCAGAAGACCAAATTCAGCAAGTTACTTAAAATTTCAAGCCAATTTAATTTTGAAAAATTTAAAACTTGGTCTGGCTCAACAAATTTACAGAAGACCGTTTACAGCAAAACTTAAACAATCTATTTCTCCGGTAAAGAAAAGGCGAAGGTTCGATTCCTTCACTCGGCAGATGTCGAGTTGGTGTAATGGTAGCACTTAAGATGATAAACAACGGTCTGGTAATTACCTTTGTAGATAAGTTATTAAGCTTACTTGTGAGTATGCGACCACAAAGGGTGAATGGGTAAATTCTAGATTTAAACCCAAAAAGGCACATCGCTACAGACCTTAAGCAAGTCTGGGTAGCTTATCTACAAAGATAATTTAATGGAAGTGTAGCAGAATGGTGATGCGGCAGACTTTTAATCTGACAGGCGATGGGTTCGAATCCCTCCACTTCTACCAATATGGTTCAGTCGCAGATAAGGTAATGCAAGGGTCTCATAAGCCCTATGAATGTGGGTTCGATTCCCATCTGAACCTCCAAGCTGGTATAGTTAAGAAGGTTATAACACTCCCCTGATAAGGGAACATCGGTGGTTCGATTCCACCTACCAGTACCAATTTCAATAAAGTTGTTGACATTGAGATGTGACTACTTTATAGTAACCTTAGTTTTCGTTGCGTAGCGTCTATTTTGCAAATTTAAAATAAATGCAAACGACAATGTTTTTCTGGCAGTAGCTTGATAGGCTAAACACCAGTGAGGTCTTCCAATCCCTCATCAAAGAATTTGGCGTACTAGCCCACGGTATGATTAATAAGGTGGGCATCTTTAAGGGCTTTCTAAGAGAGTCTTTAAAGATAATTACGGGGCGTATCTCAGCGGTCTTCTAAACCGCCGTTAACCGAGTAAGTGGAGTATGCGGGTTCGAGTCCTGCCGCCTCGACCAATTTAGTTAGCAGATTACTTAGACGACCTAAACGGGTCTTCCTGTAGGGAGGTGGTCTGTATCTCATGTTTTCCAGAACATGTAAATAATCTGAGAAGGGGCTTTACAGTGTTGAGATAATACGGTAAGCTTTGAATTATAGTTTTAATAGGGGTGAGCTATGGCAGCAATAGAGTCTCCAAAATTCTTGATTAGAGTTCGAATCTCTACACCCCTGCCAGAACAGGTGCTTGTATGAAACTTTGTAGAAAATGTTCTCAAGAAAAGCCTTTAAGCTGCTTTCATAAAAGAGGTAATGGCTATCAGTCTGCTTGTAAAGATTGTAAAGCTAAGTACTCAGCAAAGAGATACAAAGAAGACCCTACTTATAAAGCAAAAAGAAAAGTTAGGGCAAAATATGACAAAAAGAGGAACAGAGAGTTCCTTAGTAGATATAAAAAGTTTTGCAAATGCAGAATATGTGGCGAATCTGAGCCAGTAGCTTTGGATTTTCATCACTTAGACCCTAAAGAGAAAGATTTTGCTCCAAGCAATCTTAAAACTTACTCTAGAGGCACTATTAAGCGTGAAGTCCGTAAGTGTGTTGTGCTTTGTTCAAACTGTCATAGGAAAGTTCATGCAGGACTGTTAAGTATTTAACAGTCTTATTAGGGGTAGGTAGCGGCTAATGGCAGCCAAACAGTCTTGAAAACTGTTGCCACTGTAGAGATACGGTGAGGGTTCGACTCCTTTACTTACCGCCTAATAAGATTTACTCCGTCCATGCTTGTTCGCATTGTCGGTTTATCCCTCGTGTATTGTCGTACACTGTCAAAGCACCTAGTAGGTGTCACGGAGAAGAGATAATATCAAGCTCTCCAAAGGTTCTAGTCACCGGATTAAACAAGACTATGCAAAGACCTATTTAGGTCTTTTTAGAGGGCTTCTAAGGTTATTAGTCGCTTGTTGTGGAACCTTGTTGCTCAGGTTCTTAGAAGTTCTCTAAAAAGATTTAATGCACCTATAGCCCAACTGGTAGAGGCAGCAGACTTAGAATCTGCTCAGTGTGAGTTCGAATCTCTCTAGGTGTACCAAATTAATGCAGGTGTAGCAAAATGGTTATGCGGCTGACTCTTAATCAGTAAGACGATGGGTTCAATTCCCTCCACCTGTACCAAACAATGGGGTCATAGTTTATATGGTTAAAATTCGAGTTTTGCAAACTTGGGAACTGAGTTCAATTCTCAGTGACTCCACCAATTAGTGCATCCATAGTTTAAACGGGAAAATTACAGTCTTCCAAACTGAGGTTGAGGGTTCGATTCCCTCTGGATGCTCCAAATTAATGCTCCTATCGTATAATTGGTTATTACGGTTGCCTTGTAAGCAACTTATCAGGGTTCGAGTCCTTGTGGGAGCACCAATTCGGAGGTCAAGTGAAAGACCGCTTTGAGTCAACTGAAGACCGTAACAAATTCCACGAAGTTGAGTTAGCGGCACAACTTCAGACCTCTTTCATACTCGCTTAGTTTATATGGTAAAACATCACCCTTACAAGATGAAGAAAAAGGTTCAAGTCCTTTAGTGAGTACCATGTTCCAGTATCCCAATTGGCAGAGGATGCAAGCTCAAACCTTGTATTAGTGACGGTTCGAATCCGTCTTGGAACACCAATTTTGCAGGATTAGTTCAAATGGAAAGAGCAACAGTCTACGAAGCTGTTAATAGGGGTTCGAATCCCTTATCCTGCGCCAGATAAAAAGGTGATACTATGCAAACATTAACAGTAGTTGAACATGAAAACTGTGAGAGTATTGAGTTTGTCAGGGTCATTGGTGTTGAACACCACATTTTCTTAAAAGTGGGATACTTATGTGACCCCACTAGAGTAGAAAGATTTATACGTGATTGTTTTGGTGGTAGACATCTGAAGAGTGTTATTTTTGAGACAGTTTTACCAGAAGGTTTAGAAACGAATAATAACATTTACCTCCTTACGAGGATTAGACAATGAGATACTTAAAGTATGCTTCATGGATTTTCTTAGCTTTGTTAGAGCCATTTGCAGCAATCTTAGCAGTTATCTTAGCACCTTTTGTAGTTCCATTCTACAGTGAGAAGAAAGGACACTTGCCTTTCGGGTTCAGATGGATGGAGACTTATGACAACCCAATTGATGGTGATGCAGGTCATATCAAACGATGGGCTAAGATTAGAAAGATTGGTAAGCTTGGTGTCTACATGCAGAGAGTTGGATGGCTCTGGAGAAACAAAGCTTATAACTTCTCTTACCATGTATTAGGAAGAGATGTAAAAGATGTTACTAAGTGGAAAGGTAATATCAACGTAAGTTCTAACCCTGAAGATAATCAGACTGGTTATCTCCTAATGTGGAACAGTAATGCTTGGGGGTTATTCGCTTTTGTGCCGTCAATCAAAATCTTTGGTAAACAATTTTACTGGAGAATTTATATTGGGTGGAAACTTAAAAGCGTTGTCCCAGAAGAAAGAGCATTTTCAAGGGAAAGAGTTATGTTGGCATTCTTTATTCATCCACTAAGAAAGTAAAGATTTAAAGGGGATTAGTTTACAAGGTTAAAACCTCGGTCTTTGAAATCGAAGAAGTTGGTTCAATTCCAACATCCCCCGCCAATGCTCCATTACTCCAATTGGCAGAGAGGCCAGACTTAAAATCTGTGTTATGTATCGGTTCGAATCCGATATGGAGTACCAAATTTAGCGGTATAGCATAACTGGCAATGCAGCAGTCTCTGAAGCTGTCCTATTAAGGTTCAAATCCTTATGCCGCTGCCACTTCTAAGGATTCTTACGAGAGTCCTTAAATGTGGCCTTATCATAAATGGTAATGACCCATGCTGTGAACATGGTCTATACGGGTTCAAATCCCGTAGGTCACCCCAATTTATAGTCCAAGTAGCTTATATGGTTAAAGCGCGTGTCTGAAAAACATGAGAAGAGGGTTCAAATCCCACTGGACTACCAATTTCAAAGGTGCTTAATGAAAGAGATGACAGAACAAGGTAAGGAGATTTTCAATCTCTTAAAAACCGGTAAAGGGTTTTCTAACCCCCTTATTACTGGTGCAGCAGTTCTCGGTGGAACCGTAGCTGCCTCTACATCACTTGTAAGCTCTATTAGCTCTGTATCAGACCCTACAGTAAAGGATAAGCTTGTTGCTGCTGGACTTACAACAGTTCTGCTTAACAGCTTTACCACGAGTCTGACAAGCACTACATCAACTACCAAAACACTAACAGATTACGGTCAAAAGTCCATTGATGAGTTTTCATCACGTATGCAGGTAGCAAAAGGTTACTCAAATGTTATGGGTGCAGCAGGTGAACAAGTTGGCTGTACACCATTTAGTGGTATTATGGGTGTTGCTACAGAGTATGGTCAAAAAGCTATTGATACGATTAACAGTGCACTAGATAGTGTTAATGGTGTGTTAAGTGACTTACAAGATGCTATTGACAAAGGTCTTGATACTATTTCTGATTTAGCTGAGCAAGCTGTTAGTAAGATTAATGAAGGTATTTCAAAAATTACAGCTTATGCAGATGAAGTTGTGCAGATGATTGAAGAAGAAGCTGCTCTTATTGCAGAGTACCTTAAAACGAATATCAATGGGTTCTTAGCAGGTATCTTACCAGACTGGTTTGATGATGCTTGTAAAACTGGTGTAATTGACACTATTGCAACACCAGAAATGAAGAACGCATTACAGAAATAAATGGAAGATTAACCCTAAAAGGTAAGGGAGCAGTTTGCTAAACTGCCAGTAGCTGAGAAATCGGTGTACCAGTTCAAGTCTGGTATCTTCCTCCAATTTGAATCCGTGACAGAAACGGCTATGTGCCTGTCTGCAAAACAGGTTTATAAGGGTTCGAGTCCCTTCGGATTCTCCAAGTTATTTTACTCTCTCTCAATTAAAATAATAATAATGCCCTGCTATAAGTATTCTTCCTTTCGCTACCGAAGAGTATTTTTAGACAGGGCTTTTTTACAGAGTTATACTTTATAGGAAGACTTATACAGTATGTCTCTGACGTACATTGTGGTTTCTCCTTGACGGTCTCTGTGCCGTCTTTTTTAAGGGGAAACATGGTTAACTATTTGGAGAAAACATAATGAGCGAGACCGTTTATAAAGAACTTTATGAAGCTAATAAAAAGCTAGAATTTATGCAGAATACTATCATGGCAATTGCAGACAGATTGTCTGTAGCAACAGGTATTGATATTAAAGAAGCATCTATGGATGCACTTCTTGATGCTGTTGATGCAAAGTTCGAAGTTAAGAAAGAAGAGACTGCTACAGACTCTGAATAATTCTATTTGCGGAGGTGCTTAATGGACTTAAATGCTGTTAAGCAGAAGCGAGTGGAAGATGTTAGGAAAGTCCTAGCTGGAGAGTTGGGGCTTTCTGATGAAGTAAAAGAAATTATCAAATCATTCGGTAAAGACCCCTCTAAATTCCTTCCAACTCAAATTCTGACTTTATTAAGATACACACCAGACCAAGTTAGACTTATCTTCAAATTGATGACTGATAAGAATTATGTAGCCCCTCAGCCGGGTTCTCAAGAGGTCTTTTTAAATACTAATGCTGACTTGGTTCTCTATGGTGGTGCTGCTGGTGCTGGTAAAACTGCTGCATTGTTAATGGATTCTTTAAGGTTTATTGAAGACCCTAACTATAATGCTGTATATTTCCGTCGAAATACAACACAGCTACAAGGTGGTTTATGGCCTGCTGCAAAGAAACTATTTGGTAAGTTTGGTGGGGTTCCTCACGAGCAGAAAATGACCATCACATTCCCTTCTGGGGCAACTATCAAGTTTACCTACCTAGAACTTGAAAAGCACGCTGAAGGTCATCAGGGTATTGAATACTCAGCTATTTACTTTGACGAAGGTACACACTTCTCTGCTTCACAGATTTCATACCTACAAACCCGTCTACGTTCTGGTGCTGAAGGTGATTCATACATGAAGATTTCCATGAACCCAGACAGAGACCACTTTATTTACGATTGGGTAGAGCCATTCTTAGATGAAGAAGGCTATCCAGACCCTGAAAAATGTGGTCGTATTCGTTGGTATGTAATGAACGATGGTGTGATGGTTTCTGATTGGGAGAGAGACAAGATTCTTGAAATGTTCCCTCTTGAGATTCCTCAAACATACACCTTTATCTCTGGTACGATTGATGATAACCCAATCCTTGACTTCTTAGAGCCTAAGTACCGTGGTAAGTTGGAAAACAACACCCCTGTAAACGTTGCAAGACTTCGTTTCGGTAACTGGAAGGCTCGTGCAGAAGGTTCAAACTATTGGCAAAGGCAATGGTGTGAGATTGTTGATTCACTCCCAGAAGATGTATTTGATGTTAGAGCATGGGACTTAGCAGCAACTTTACCATCTGAGATTAACCCTAATCCAGACTGGACAGCAGGTGTTAAGATGGGTAAATCTAAAAAAGACGGTTGCTATTATATCATTGATGTAGTAAGATTTAGAGATAGACCCTCTGGAGTCGAAACACAAATTAATTTGACTGCTGAAAGTGACGGTAAGCGAACTGGTATTTTTATCCCTCAAGACCCAGGCGCTGCTGGTAAATCCTACGCAACATCCCTCATCAGGAAACTTGCCGAGAAAGGTTATCGAGCAAGAGCCAAACCAACAAATAAAGATAAAGTTACCCGCTTTGCGGGATTTTCTGCTGCTTCTGAAGCTGGACTTGTAAAAGTCTTGAGAGGTAGTTGGAATGAAGCTTACTTTCAAGAACTTGAAGGCTTTTGTGGTGACGGCAAAACTAAAGATGACCAAGTGGATGCTACCAGTGATGCTTTCAACAGTCTTAACGAAGTTAAATTATTCAAGCCACCATCAATGGGTGCTCACACAGATTTAGTGAGAGGAAACCCGTATGAGGGGCTTAGACGTTGATAGCTAGGTGAGAAGAATGGCAGATATTACAGAAACACAAGAAAGCTTACCACCATTTAGAATGGGTGAAGTAGGTTCTTTGGGTCTGAAGGTTAAGAATGGAAGAATCTATGAAGAACCTCGTCAGGCACTAAGGTTCCCTGAAAGTATTAAAACTTTCCAATTAATGATGCGTGACCCTGCTGTAGCAGCATCTGTAAATATTATTAAGATGTTTGTCAGAAAAGTCAACTGGAGATTCGTACCTCCAAAGGGAAAAGAGCAAGACCCTAAAATGCTTGAAAGAGCAGACTTCTTTAATTCTTTAATGGATGACATGGAGCATGATTGGGCAGATTTTATTAATTCTGTAATGTCATTCTGCACTTATGGGTTCTGTGTTAACGAGAAAGTTTATAAGAAGCGTCAGGGTAAAAAAGGAAAGTACCAGTCTAAATTTGATGATGGTCTAATTGGATGGGCTAAATTACCAATCAGAAACCAATCAACACTTGATAAGTGGTATTTTGACGAAGACTTTAGAAAAGTTACAGGTGTTAGGCAGAATCTGAGAAATGTTTCACATATTGCTGGAGCAATTAATCTCGGAGAAAGACCACTAACAAGAAAACTTCCACGAGCTAAATTCATGCTGTTCAAGTATGACGATGAATATGGAAATCCAGAAGGTCGTTCACCATTACTTAATGCTTATGTACCGTGGAAGTATAAAGTACAGATTGAAGAGTATGAAGCTGTTGGTGTTTCAAGAGACTTGGTAGGTATGCCAAAGATTGGTTTACCACCAGATTATCTGGATGAAAATGCAGAACCTGAAAAGAAAGCTTTCGTACAATACTGCAAAACTGTTGTCAACGATATGATTGCTAATGACAGAGCAGGTTTAATCTGGCCTAGATATATCGACCCAGATACTAAAGAGGATATTTTCGAGTTCTCATTAGTTTCTAGACAGGGTGCTAAAGCATACGATACAGGTTCTATTATTGACAGATATTCCAAGCAGATTATGATGGCATTTATGTCAGATGTTCTTGCTATGGGTCAGTCAAAATACGGTTCATTCTCTCTTGCAGATTCTAAGACAAGCTTATTAGCGATGTCAGTAGATATTCTGCTGAAGCAAATTAAGAACGTAATTAACCGTGACTTAGTTGCACAGACTTATGCTCTTAATATGTGGGATGATGAAGAACATGTACAAATCACATATGATGATATCGAAACTCCAGACCTTGAAGCAATTGGTTCTTATATCCAGAAGACTGTTGCAGTAGGTGCTTTGGAAGTTGACAAAGAGCTATCTAACAAACTTAGAGAGCATATTGGTCTTCCTCCTGCTGATGAGTCTCAGCCAGTATCTGAAAAGCTTTCTCCAAATAGCCAAAGCCGTTCAGGAGATGGTTATAAGACCGCTGGAGAAGGTACTGCAAAGACACCTTCAGCGAAAGACCCAAGCACAGCAAATAAGGCAAATAAATAATGGCTGAAGTTATCTCTATTTCAAATGCTACACGAGTGCATTCGTATAGAGGTGTTCTTATTATCACTGACAAATTATCTGTAGAGGCTGGTTCAAGGGTCAGCCTTTCAGGTTATGTAAGTGATGGTGAAACCTCTGACGTTTTCACTATTTGCAGGTTACTTGATGCTCCAATGAGTGGAAAACCGTTTATTTCAGGAAATTGTAGTGAAATTGTTAAAATTCCATTTGACAGTTCATGCCTTTTGGGTGTAAAGTTATATAACTGCGAGAATAAACGTATCAATGTTAATAGCATTGAAGCCGCTTTCATTACCCTCGACACTGCATTTCAATCTCCAATGACAGTTAATAAAGAAACAAACAGACTTGAATACATTTTTTCACAAAATGATTACAAAGTACTTGTCAAAGGCAAAGTATATGATATGATTGTAAATGTGGTAGATGAATCTGGTAACCATTCAACAGTCCTTAAACAAAAAGTAAGGTTTAATTAATGGGAACATTAACTATTGATGGTAAGAATAAAATCCTCGCCACGCTAACCCCAACGACTATTATTTTACACAATGTAGACCCAACGGCAGACCCTACAGCAAATAAGGTTACTCAGCCAGTGGCTATTTATTTTTCTGAACCGGATAACGGCTTAATTGCCTCAGAAGACACAGTTAATATTACTGTTCCAGCTTCTGCAACGGTCTCACACTATAGCTTGTGGGATGCTAACGATAAATGCGTGGCAACTGGTGCTCTTAGCAAACCTCAATTCTTTGCTGAAGAAGGTATTTATGTTATCTCTTCAGTCTCTGTAGATTTAAACAAATAGGGTGAGTAAAAATGAGTTCGAATATCTTCAGACTTGCTGATAGATTATTCAACCAACCTTTACTAGCCACTGAATCATTAGCTCACTCAGCAGCAACTTATGTGAATAACAGATTGCTGGGTGATGTCCAAGCAGCAGTAAACTTTGATAAACCCAAAGGTGAAGCAAGAAGTCTTTTAAAAGTAAAAGATGACATTGCTATTATCCCTATTATGGGTGGTTTAACTCATCGTATGACGTTCATTGATGCAATGTGTACAGGTGGATTAAGCTCTTATGAGGGTTTACGTAGAGGCTTTGACGAAGCTTTAGCAGATGAGTCAATCAAGACTATTGTTCTGCATATTGATTCTGGTGGTGGTGAAGCTTCAGGTTGCTTTGAATTAGCACGTCACATTATGGCTTCAAGAGGCCAAAAGAAAATTATTGCTTATGTAGATGAGTTCGCTTGTTCCGCTGCATACGCTCTTGCATCTTCTGCTGAAGAAATTATTGCATCACCAGATGCAGATGTTGGTTCTATTGGTGTAATCATGGTTCATCAGGAATTAACTAAGGCATTTGAAAAGAATGGCGTAACAATTAACGTCATCAAAGCTGGTGAGTTTAAAGGTATGGGTTCACCATTCCAAGCACTCTCAGAAGAAAGCAAAGAAAGACTTCAAAAGAGAATTAATGATACCTACGCAACCTTTACAGGTTTTGTAGCCGAATCTCGTAATCTCTCTGAAGAAGCTGTAAAGAATACTGAGGCGAATGTTTATTCTGCTCAGGAAGCTCTTGAACTTGGTTTAATTAACTCAATCATGTCTCAAGATGATTTCTTAAATTACTTACAAGGTTCTGAAGAGGCTCCTGTAAGTTTAAACGTTAACAATTCAGGTGAAGAAATGACTGAACAAGAAAAGCAAGAACTAGAGGCTTTGCGTCTTCAGGTTGCTCAAATGAAAGCCAAAGAACAGGAAGCTGCTTTGTCAGATTTGACTAATAAGATTTCTGCTTCTGCTGAAGCTTTTGGATTTGATGCAAAAGAAGCTGCAACGACTATTTTAGGTGCTGGTCTTGATAACCCTCTGAGTGTTCTGTTTATGAATGCTATGGAAGGTGCTAACCAGAAACTTAATGAAACTATCGCGTCCCATGCTTCTGCAATGGAAGAAAAAGAATCAGAAATTACCAAGCTGAAAGAAACTGCTGGTGCTGTTCTTGAGCATTCTAATGCTATGGAAGAAATGGGTAATAACGGTGAAGCTGATTTGGTTGAAGAAGAAAAAGAACCAGCTAAGAATGCTTCCGAAGACACCGCTGAACAACGCAAACTGGCTCTCCAGAATGCTCTAAAATCTCTTATCAAATAAGGAACACAATAATGGCATATCAAGGTTTTACTAAGTTAGGTAACAGAGAACCTCTGAATGATATCATTCTTTGGGAACAGATTACCCCAACAGGCCACTCTCGTAAAGAGTACACTCCAGTTGCTTCAACAGAATACCGTGTAGGTGAAGTTCTGAAAGCAGATGGTACTAAGGTACAAGCTGGAGAAGAAGCCCAAGCAGACTCTGTATGTATCGTTAATTCTACGCAGACCTGCAACTGTCTTATCATGGTCAGTTGAAAGTGGTAGGTATCCACCGTGATGCAGAACTGAAAGACCTGCTTACTCTTGAAGCGAGCGTTGATGCTGCTGCCGTCAAGACAGCTCTGGCTGCTAAAGGTATTGATTTCGTACCAACTGGCCTGTAATAACAATAATAAGACATTCTGGAGAATTTTACAATGTTGACTAATTCTGAAAAAAGCAGATTTTTCCTTGCTGACCTGACTGGTGAAGTCCAGTCTATCCCAAATACTTATGGGTATATTTCCAACTTAGGTCTGTTCCGTTCAGCACCAATCACCCAAACTACTTTCCTTATGGACTTGACTGATTGGGATGTTAGCTTGCTTGATGCGGTAGACCGCGATAGCCGTAAAGCAGAGACTAGCGCACCTGAGCGTGTTCGTCAAATCAGCTTCCCAATGATGTACTTCAAAGAAGTTGAAAGCATTACTCCTGATGAGATTCAGGGTGTACGTCAGCCAGGAACTGCAAACGAACTGACTACTGAAGCTGTAGTACGTGCTAAGAAGCTGATGAAGATTCGTACCAAGTTCGATATTACTCGTGAGTTCCTGTTTATGCAAGCTCTGAAGGGTAAAGTTGTTGATGCTCGTGGTACTCTGTATGCTGACCTGTACAAGCAGTTCGACGTTGAGAAGAAGACTGTTTACTTCGACCTTGACAACCCTAATGCTGACATTGATGCTGCTATTGAAGAACTGCGTATGCACATGGAAGACGAAGCTAAGACTGGCACTGTAATCAACGGTGAAGAAATTCACGTAGTTGTTGACCGCTTATTCTTCAGCAAACTGGTTAAACACCCTAAGATTCGTGACGCTTATCTTGCACAGCAGACTCCGCTGGCTTGGCAACAGATTACTGGTTCTCTGAGAACTGGTGGTACTGACGGCGTTCAGGCTCACATGAACACTTTCTACTACGGTGGTGTTAAGTTTGTCCAGTACAACGGTAAGTTCAAAGACAAGCGTGGTAAGGTTCACACTCTGGTGAGCATTGATAGTGTAGCAGCAACTGTTGGTGTAGGTCATGCTTTCCCTAACGTTTCTATGCTGGGTGAAGCTAACAACATCTTCGAAGTGGCATATGGTCCATGCCCTAAGATGGGTTATGCAAATACACTTGGTCAGGAACTGTACGTATTCGAATACGAAAAAGACCGTGACGAAGGTATTGACTTTGAAGCTCACTCTTACATGCTGCCATACTGCACACGTCCTCAGTTGCTGGTAGACGTTCGTTCTGACGCTAAACCAGACTAATATTCTTAAGGAGGGTTATGAATGTGCTATACAGGCGACCCAGCCAATAACCCTCTTGATAGAGTAAGAATCCTCTGCACAGACACCAATAATGATGAAATTCTTATTGAACAGTCTGTGCTAGAGTGGTTCTATCTAGAATCTGGAAAGGATGAAAAGAAAGCAGCCATCAAAGCTCTTAAATATTTACTCTTTCAAGTAGCCAAGATGGGAGATGAGAAGGTTGGTGGTGTTTATTTACGTAACTCTTCCAGATTCAAATCTCTGAAAGCTGTTTATGACGACCTTGTTAAAAGCTCTGTTTCAGGACTACCCTATGCAGGTGGTATTAATCAGTGCGACATTGATATGCGTCGTCAAAATCCTTGCTCTGTCAAGAAATACACAGAATATGGTGATGCTGCCAGATACGAAGGCAGAGATTACTGCAACCGTGTTAATGGCGTATTTATTATCGAGCGAGATGAATAATGGTTAAAAGGGTTATTCACCCCGCTAGAGCAAAATTAGTCGGGGCTATGAAGAACTTGCAAACGGCTAATGCTCAAGTTGGGTATTTTCAAGAACAAGGTCAACATAGCTCTGGTTTTTCTTATCCTGCTTTAATGTATTTACAAGAAGTTATTGGGGTTCCTTCAGCTTCTGGTAAAGTATATCGTAGGTTGTTTGAAATCACTATGATGCTAAACAGACAGACCTTGTTAGAGCAGACTAAGAAGAATCTCTATAAGCAACTTAGCAGTCTCAACACAGACCCTTCAAATACTTTAGAAGCATTTGCAAAGAATGCTCAGAAGGCAATTAAAAGGGGTTTTGGTAATTCTGCTATCCTCCCTCCTAACGCACCTTCCACAGTCAAGAAAAAAGGCTTTAACGCACCTCTTGTTGAGACAGGTGACTTAAGAGATAACCTTGCTTATAAAATTTCTACTAAGAAGGGTATTAAGAAATGAGACTCTTAAACAGACACAGCTTTGTAGTAAAGCGTAAAGTCTCTGAAGACGGTTATTACAATGATGATGGTGATTGGGTAGCTTCACAAGATATTGTAGAGGTTAACTGCAAAGGTAATATCCAGCCATATATCAAAGGTTCTGTAAAGAACGGTACACAGATTGCTTTACCGGAAGGTATCAGGCTTACCGATACAAGAATCCTGTATACTACATATAAACTTAGAACTTCAGATGATGTAGAGTGGAATGAGTCTGACATTGTTATGATTGATGGTCATGAGTATGAAGTATTTATGACTATGGATTGGTCACAGCAATTAGCCCATACGTCCCATTATGAATATATCATTATTAGAAGGGATAAAATGAATGCAGTTAGAAACAGCAGAACTTGAAAAAGGTCTAGTTAGAACCTTAGTGGATGTTATTGGTCACAGACTAGCTCGTGATAAAAATAATAGACCAAATGTAATTAGAGCTTACCCTTCTGATAACTCAAATGACAAAGGTTTAAAACCTGACCAGCCATTTATTACCGTATATTGTCAAGATGCTGCAACACCTTATGGTTGGGTTCTTGATAAGTTTGTTGAGGATGATGTAGTTTGCTACAGAATTGCTTTTCAGATTCCAGTATTAATTACGGTAAATGGTAAAGGTGCTCACAGTATTATGCTTGAGCTTAAACAACGATTAGAGATGAGTTCAGTCAGAGATTTAATTCTTGAAGAGACAGGAGCTACAGTTTTAGACACTGGAGCTATCCCGAATGACTATACCTATCTCAATACAGATTTCGAAAATTCTGCGCCTCTTGTTGTAACTCTTGTAAAAAATTCAGTCCTGAAAGATGAACGTGGGGGAATTATTGAACGTGTCATTGTTGATGGTGAATTAGTTTACGAAGAAGGACAAGAGCCACCAGAATATACTATCCATCTAGATGTAGACTCCAAAGGGGTAAAATAAATGTGGAATCCAATTGTTAATGTAGATATTACATTGAACACCGCAGGAACTACAAGAGAAGGTTTTGGGCTACCACTATTTTTAGCTTCAACAGATAACTTTGAAGAAAGAGTCCGTGGTTACACTTCCTTAACTGAAGTTGCTGAAGATTTCGATGAAAACTCTGCTGCATATAAGGCTGCTAAACAACTTTGGAGTCAGACTCCTAAAGTAACTCAGCTTTATATTGGTAGACGTGCTATGCAGTACACTGTATCAATTCCTGATGAGGTTACTGAGAGCACCGACTATTCTTTAACTGTAGCTGTGAGCGGTGGAGTTTCTCAGCCATTCCAGTACACTTCACAGTCAGAAGATACTGCTGAGAAGGTGCTACAGCAGCTTAAAACTCAGATTGAAGCAGAGCCTTCTGTAAAAGACCTTGTTACCGTCAATGTAACTGGTGCTGGTGGTTCAGCAACAATGGTAATCACCAAAGCGGGTGACAATGACTTCGTGAAGGTTACCACTACAGCACAAACAGTGTCAATTGCAAGTACAACTGCTGACACAGCATCGACTGCTCTGGCAGCTATTGAGGCTTATTCAACTGACTGGTATTTCATTGCAGCAGAAGATAGAACTCAACAGTTTGTCTTAGCAATGGCTTCTGAGATTCAAGCTCGTAAGAAGATTTTCTTTACAGCTAACTCTGATGTAACAGCCCTACAAGGTACAGAATTAGCCAGTGCAAATGATGTTCCAGCACAGCTTGCTAAGAGTCAGTACACTCGTACCGTTTGCTTGTGGCATCACACAGCAGCAGAAGACTATCCAGAAATGGCATACATTGCTTATGGCGCTCCGTATGATGCAGGTTCAATTGCTTGGGGTAACGCACAGTTAACTGGCGTAGCTGCTTCTCTACAGCCATCTAATCAGAGACCTCTGACAAGTATTCAGAAGTCAGCTTTAGATGCACGTCACTGTAACTTTATTGACCTTGATGGTGGTGTTCCAGTGGTTCGTAGAGGGATTACTTCTGGTGGGGAATGGATTGATATCATCCGTGGTGTTGACTGGTTAGAATCAGACCTGAAAACTTCTCTGAGAGACTTGCTAATTAACCAGAAGGGTGGTAAGATTACTTATGATGATACTGGTATTACCCGTATTCGTCAAGTCATTGAAACCTCTCTGCAAAGAGCAGTCAACAGAAACTTCCTGTCATCTTACACAGTTAATGTTCCTAAAGCCTCTCAAGTTGCTTTGGCAGACAAGAAAGCTCGTATCCTGAAAGACGTTACCTTCTCAGGTATCTTAGCAGGGGCTATCTTGGATGTTGACTTGAAAGGTACAGTGGCTTACGAATAATAGAGGTAAATTGGAATGGCTATGTATCAGCAATATTCCCCTAAAGACGTTGTGTGTAGCTGGAATGGTATTGCCATTGAAGGCTTTGCCCCAGACTCATTCTTACGTCTACAGAGAACATCACCACTTGTGACACCAGTTGTAGGTGCAGGTGGTCAAGTTGCTCTGACAAGAAATGCAGACAAGACAGGTACTATTGAGATTGAGCTAATGCAGACTTCTCTCTCTAACCAGATGCTTTCTGCAATTCAAGCTAAACAAGACAATATGGAACTTGAAGAAGATATCTCTTCTAACTTCGTAATCTACGACCCATCAGGCTCTGTTCTGGCAACTGGTATTAATGCTTGGTTGCAGGAATTACCACAGATTGAACTTGGTCGTGACCAGAACTCTAAAACTTGGATTTTTGGTTGTGAGAAGCTAGACTACACTTCTACAATTCCAGCGTCAAGTGTTTAATAAATCCTATAAGGGGGAGACTTTAAAAGGTCTTCCCCTTTTTTGTTTCTTTTAAAAGTATTAAGGAATCACAATGAAAACAGAATTTAGAGTAATTAATGGTAAGAAAGTAAATATCGTTCTGCTTGGGGCGAGAGATGGTATTAAGATGTCTATGAAGTTGGGTAAAATTGTTGTTCCAACCTTTGCACAGATGCTGTCAAGTCTGACTGATAAAGACAAGAAAGAAGCTCCAATGGTTCCATTTAAAGAACTTGTTGAAGCTTGTTTTGACAGAATTGAAGAAATTAACCTTGAAGAGATGGCAACCTTATTATTTCAAGGGGCAACTGTTGATGACTTCCCACTAAATATTGATACCTATTTCCAAGCAAACTACGGTGAATTTATTGACTACTTAGCATTTGCGCTGGAGGCAAACTTCGGAAGTTTTTTCGAAGCAAGCATTTTCAAAAGCCTAACTTCTCAGTAAACATGGGTAACACTCTACAGACACCACTAACTGATGCTGCTGTAGAGGCAACCTATGAAGAAGCAGACGAGATGAAATTTGTGCTTGCTATTTATGGTATGGAAGGGTGTAAAGAAACACTTGACCAACTCTTTGCTATGACATTCTCTGATTTATTATCATTGAGACAATTTCTTGAGATTCAGAGGTCGTATAAAGAGGAAATTGCTTACAACGAACTTAGAAGAGCAGGAAAAATGTAATGGCACAATATACAGTTGATAGCTTCATTGTGGAACTTGGTTTTAGTGAAAAGGTTGTTAAGGGCTTGCAAAGAGTTGAGAAGATGTCTATGCAAGCTGCTCAACGTATTGAGAGAAATATTAATAAGGCCTTTGATGTGAAACCTAATAAAAGTTCTCAGGAAGCACTTAATAGAATTGTAAAAAATGCTCAGTCTGCTTCGGGCAGAATCAATAAAGCACTCAACAGTTCCTTGAACCTTGATTCACAAGGTGCTAAATCTCTTAAAAGGCTTGAAACTCAAGCAAAAAAGACTGCAAAGGGTATTAACAAGTCCTTAAGAGATGCTATGAAGGTTGACGGTAAAGTTACTATTAAGACAGGTAGAGGAAGAGGTGGACAGAACATCCCTCCTGTTGGTGGTGGAGCACCCAGAGGTCCGAGAGTAGATGTTGCTCAGAGACAAATGGAAAGAATGTTTAATAATAACTTCTATTCAGGGTTAACCCGTAGACTGGAAACAATCGGTGGTCAAGGTAACCAAATGGCAGCCTCTTTCAGAGGGAGCTTGCAAAATATCTACAACAGATATAAAGGTACTGGTAAAGTTGGTGAGTATGAGATGGAAGTTAAAAAGCTCATCGACGTAACCAAACGTTGGGTTATTGCAGAAAATGCTAGACTGAAATCAGTTAAAGAATCAGCTTGGCTACAGGATAGAGCCAACGCATCATTACGTCAATTAGTTGGTGGTTTTGTTTCAGCTTACGCTTTACTGGAACTATCACAAAAGACTATTGAGGCTGGTGTAAAAAGACAATCTGCACAGTTAGCCTCTACAGCTATCTTTGGAGCAGATACACAGCAAGCCAGAATGTTCGCTGCATCATTCGCACACCAGATTGGTCAGAACTACACAGATACCATGAAGCAGTACTCAAACTTCGCTGCTGGTGCTCAACCAACACTTGGTTTTCAGGGTACTCAAGAGTTCTATAAGAATGCTGCAATGTTTGCCCGTATCAGGGGTGCTACTGATGAAGACTTGAAAGGTATCATGGTTGCATTCCAGCAGATGGCATCAAAAGGTAAAGTTCAGGCTGAAGAACTTCGTGGACAGTTAGGTGACCGTTTAGCAGGTGCTGTACAGCTATTCGCTGATGCTATTGGTAAGACTCCACAAGAGCTTGATAAGATGATGCAAGACGGTAAACTTCTTGCTCAAGACGTTCTTCCTAAAGTATCTGAAAGAATGGCTGAACTTGTCAAGCAAGCAGGTGGCATGAACGCCGTGTCTAAGCAGACCGCTACATCAATGGGTCAAGCTAAGGCAATGTGGGATAACACACTTGTAGCATTGTTTAACAACTCTAGTGAAGGTATTTCACAGTTATCTAACTCTGTTGCAATGTTCTTACAAGGTTCATTGGGTAGTACACAGGCTTTGGGTGTTGTGATTGGGAACCTGTTAAAAGGTGCTAGTAATCTGCTTGACTTCGTTACAGACTTCATGTACAGAACATCTGCATTATACTACTATGCAAGAGCTTGGTATAAAGACCTTGACAACAGTCAGCAAAAACTAATCAAAAGTGCTGGTGAATTTCTGGGAACAGTCGTGACAATTGGCGGTGCAGTTGCTGTAGTATCAAAATCAGTCAAGCTCCTAAGTGGTTTGGTTGGTGGTGGCATCTTTGGCAAAATCTTACAAAGACTTGGTGTTAGTGCAGCAGGTACAGCAGCAGCAGGAGAAGCAGCCGCAGCGGCAGGTGGAGTTACAGCAACGAGAATGGCACTTGGTACTGTTGGCTCTGCATTGATGCTAAGAGGCTCTACAGACCCGAATGCTGCTAAAAACTACAGTGAAGTAACATTACCAAAACCATTTGAAAATGCTGTTGCAAATATCACTAATCCAAAAAGACCAATGTTCTTTGATGAGAATGGTCAGCTTCAGTTTGCACAGTACACTCAAGACATGGAAGGTAACAGAAAGTTAATTGACAATGGCCTATCTAATTGGGAAATTATCATGGATAAACTATCAACATCTATTGATAATTTTGCTAATAAGTTTAACCAGACACCAATGATGATGACACCTTCTGGTTTACCTATGCAGACTAAACAAACCCTGAATGTTACTTTCAATCTTGATGGTAAACAAATTGCTACTAAGATGGTGGATATTACTGACAAGAATCAAGAAGACATTCTTCTAAGTTCAAGCTATCCAGAGGAAGAATAATGTTATGGGATTCTAATATGCAAATCAAATATAGTGGCAAAGATGGCATCTATTTCCACTTAAGAGATAATGTAGATGCCTTCTTAACTTTATCAGCAACTGAAAATATGGAATTTGACAGCCCTATGCAGGTTACTACACAGAACATGCAATCAGGGCAAACCGTCACAGATAATGTGCAAAGAGCACCCAGAACAATCACTATTAGCGGTGTCGTTGTAGTTGGCTATGAAGGAAGCTTATTACTAACTCGTCAGGGTCAATTAGTAGAAAACTTCATCGACACTCTTGAAAGCTGGCGTGACCAGAAGCAGATTATTTCAGTCATCTGTAAAGACGGAATTAAAATTGATGATTCCATTATCACGAGCTTTAAAGCCTCTAAAGATGTTGGTATTTCAAATGGTCTGAGAGTCCAGCTAACTTTTCAGGAAATTAACTTCAAAGCTGTTGTGGGGCAGACTGATATCTCGGCTGCAACTGGAAAAGCCGCGACTACGAATGATGGTGGTGCTACCAGTAAAAAGAATACAGGGAACACTACAACAAGTTTAGGTAATGGTAAATTAAACTGTCAGTTATTATTTGACCTAGACGCTAATGGTGTAAGGGAACTCACTAGTGCTGAAGACAATGCTCTTGCAAAATGCTCAATGTCTGCGAAGACAAGAAAAGGTGTTACTACATTCAGTGACGAGGCTGAAAGAAATGCTGGAGCAGCGTTAAATAGTACTTCTGGAAATGGGAAGGCATTACAAAAGCACTCAGTGAATCCGAATAAGAAGGGGACTTATTAATGTCACAATATATTCCTGTTCCTGATACAGAATGGTCTACACAAACTGTAACTCTGGATGGTACTGTCTTTGTAATTGAGTTAAAGTATAAAGAGAGGCTTGACAGATGGTTCTTGACGCTATCTGATGTTGATGGTAATGTATTATTATCTGAAAAGAAATGCCTTGCAGACCAGTCAATCACAGGACGCTATGTAATTCCTTCATTAGCTGGAGAGCTTTTTGTTGAACGAATGTATGGTACTGATTTACAACCTACCAGAAATAATTTCGGAAGAGAAAAGGCATTTGAGCTTAATTATTACACTCAAGAAGATATGAGATTAATGGAGAACTTATAATGTCTGTAAAAGATAGCACTGCTGGGGCTTCTTTTAGGTGCTATCAATTGGCTGTAGGTAGTGAAACTACAGCCTTTAATGATAAACCTACAAGCCATGCTAAAGATTCTATGCAAATGGATTATTTCGACAACTTGCAATTTACTTGCAATGTGTCTTATACATCTCAGAAAAATAAAGTAACCTCCGATGATACCACTTTTGAAATCTACAACCTCAATAAAGAGATGAGAGCTAAATTTAAAACAGTTGGTGCAACAGTTATGCTCAGAGCAGGTTACACCACTGGCTTTAAAAGAGATGCAAATGGTGACCTTATTATTGAGTATGATAACCTCCCATTAATTTATCTAGGCACTATTGAGTATGCTTATACGTATAAGCGTGGTGTTGATATGATTACGAAGGTTATCTGTTCCAATGATAAAATGGAAAGAACCACGATTAAGACATCAATTTCTTATAAAGCAGGGACAACACGTAAAAGTGTGATTAGAGATTTAGTAAGCAGATTAGGCTTCTCACTTATTGATGAAGACCTTTCAAGTATTGATGGTTACACTTACAAGAATGGTTTTAGTGTTTGGGGGAGTGTTGCAGAGGCACTTACAAAGGTTTGTGAAGAAAGTAGTCTACGTTGGTATACATTTAATAAGCAAATCCGAGTAGTCCCTTTTAATGCTAAGGCTAGACAACTTTCTTGGGAAATTTACCCATATAACGTTATTGACTCTTTGCAAGGTTACTACAGAAGAACTAGAAAGGTTCTGAAAAAAGAGAATAAGACAGTTATTAAAGTCAAGACTGGAGTTCGTTGCAAAATCCATTTAGATGGAAGAATTAAGATGGGCGACAACATCACTATTAGAGAAAGTGAAGATTTTGAAGGTCAGTATCGAGTAAAAGGTCTTTCCCATAATCTTGACTTTACTGGTGGTGCTTGGACAACTGAACTAGATTTAGAGAAGGTGGAATAATGAAGTCACCAGTTACTAGAATGTCTGGGTATGTTTCAGAATGCCTTGATGAATTTAGAAAAGAACTGTATACTGGGTTACCAGCTATTATCCAGTCTTTTGATTCAAAGACACAAACAGCCACTGTTAAGCCACTTTACTCTATTAACGGTTTGCCTATGCCAGAGATTACTGGTGTACCTGTTCAATTCCCAAGTGGTGGTGGAGCATCTTTAACATTCCCCGTAAAAACTAATGACAGATGCTGGTTAGCTTTCTCAATGTTACCTTTAGATGACTTCGTTGTCAATGACAAGAATGTTCAGATGGAAACAAACATGAGAAGGACGCACGATATCTCAGATTGTGTAGCTTTCGTTGGCATCTGTACAAGAACACAGAATTTTAAACCAGACCCAACAGCAGTCAGACTCCATTTTGGTGACTCTGTATTAAGAATCACTGATGATGGTAATTTCTACTTTGAAGGTGATGTACACATTTCTAAAAACTTGTATGTAACAGAAGAAGTACATGGTTCAGATTTTATCAGTGACACGACTGGTGTGAGCTTTAATGAACACACGCACCATTATTACTGGACAGACCCTGCTGGTGAGGCTGATACTACAGAGGCACAATAATGAAAACAGACTTTGCATTAAATCTAGGTGGTGACTATGTTGCCACTTTAGGTTCAGATTCAGTGTATGTGGCTCATGGTGACTTAAAGATTACTGGTAACCAAATTAGAATTATCCCAGAAGATGATAAAGCTACTCAGGTTGCTCAAAGACTCCATATTAGATGCCTTCTAAGGGCTGGTGAAGTCTTCTTTAATACATCTGCTGGGTTCCCATATTTACAACTTGCCAAATTTAAACAGAAAACTTCTATCTTTGACAATTATATGAAAGCTTACCTTGTTGAAACAAGAGATGTGTCTAACATCTATAACTATTCTTCTTCAATGGACAACGCTCAAAGAAAAGTGACTGTTAATTTTGATGCAACTACTACAACAGATATTTTAACAGACATTACGCAAGAGGTTAATATCTAATGGCAGGATTAACTACAACAGGATTACAAACTCTAAGATATCAGGAAATTTTTGATAATATCAAATCAAGACTTCTTAGAGATATTTCACCAAACCTTGACGTTTCTGAAGATAGCCAATTAGGTCTCTTCCTAGCTTCAATTGCAAGGTCTTTAGCAGATACACATGAGATTCTATCAGAAATCTATGACGGCGGGACAATTGACAAGGCTGAAGGATTTAACCTTGATGATATTACAGCTTTGAATGCTGTATACAGATATGTTGCTCAGGCAACAAGGGGTCAGGTTGAGTTCACTGGAACAACTGGTGCTACCATCTCTTCAACAACAAGATTGAGAAGTACTGCTGGAAATATCTTTTATCCAGTTAACAATATTACCCTTACCCCATCATATTGTGTTGAAGCTGTTCTTGAAGTTAACTCTTTACGAACTGATGCAGATTATGTTATTATTATTGATAACGTTATTTTCTCATATAAACCAACCTCATCAGACACAATTACCACACTCCTAACTAAATTAGCAGAGGCTATTAATGGTGGTATTGTAGCAAAAGCAGAAGTTATCAATGATGGAGCCGCATTAAGAGTCTATAAAGATGAGGGTGATATCATTGCAAGAACAAATCCTATGGTTGTCACTGCGACAACGTTTCTGACCTTTACAAAGATTACAACTATCTCAGATGTAGTAGCTGAAGAGGTTGGTGCTATTCCTGCTTTAGCTGGAACTCTTATTGAGATTGAGACAACTGTTGATGGCCTTGACAGCATCTATAACAGGTATGACTTAACAACTGGTAGAAACGAAGAAACTGACACAGAACTTAGACAGAGGTATTTAGAATCCTTAGCAGTTACTGGTGTAGGGACTTTGGATGCAATTGTAGCTGCTGTTAAAAGGGTTCAAGGTGTCTCAGATGCTTCAGGTATTGAAAATGATACTGAAGAGACGAACTCAGAAGGTCTTCCACCAAAATCTTTTAAGATTGTCGTAGTCGGTGGTCAAAATGATAATGTTGCTCAAGCAATCTGGGATACAAAACCTGCTGGTATTAGAGCTTACGGCTCAATTTTTGGTACAGCCCATGATTTAGGTGGTTTAGCACATAATATTTACTTTAGCAGACCAACACCAAAATACGCATTTGTTAAAGTATCTTACTCATTATATGACGAAGAAAGCTTGACAATCCCTGAAGAGGATATCAGAGACAGTATTGTACAAGGTATTAATGCCTACGGAAGAACTCTTAAGGTTGGTAATGACGTTATCCCTAACAGAATCTACGGATATATCTATGACGTAATTAAAGGTATTGAGATTAACGAGGTTAAAGTAGCCTTATCAAACAGCCAATCAGTTCCACCTAGTGACGGACAATATACTACAGCAAGAATTACTGTTGACGGTGACCAATATACTGTTTGGGAAAGCAGTCAGTATACCATCACTAAGGAGTAACAATGTTTGAAAAGATTGATAGTGTTTATTATAAAACACTTGATGAAAGAACTGTAACACAGTTTAAAGATAAGTTTATCTATACAAGCATCTTGAAAGCAATCACTGATGAGTTACAAACCTTAGAAGATGTTTGCTGGCAAATGCACACAGAGAGGAATATTAGGACGTCAGTAGGCCAACAACTTGATAATATTGGCTCACTGATTAAAGTTCCTAGACCTTTAGGTGCTGATGATGAAACATACAGAGCTATGCTTTATATCCAAATCTTCCTAAGACGTTCTGATACTACTCCAACATTCTTGCAAAAAGCAATTATGACATTGTATGGTGCAACTTTCTCTCAGATTTTTGAGCATATTACTCCTAAGACTGGTGGTATCGTTATCCGTATTAATACTAGAAAAAGCGTTCTTGATGCTGCATATACACTGTCAAAGATTTCTGCAACAACCACTGGTTCCGCTGTTATCTTAAGAGATGTTACTTTAAATGGGACTGCTTGGACACCTGTAGAGGTTGCTGATTCATCACTTGCTATTGTTGATGATAAAGAGAACTGGTTTGTAACTGATGCTAACAGGGGTCTGGTAACAAATAACACTGGTGGCTCTCTGGAGTCCAACCTAGTAGGGAGTCTTGCAGATGCTGGTGTTATTGATGGTTACTTTAAGGTTGACAGAACAGCAAACCCACAGAGCGATGATTATATGACTGTAGATAGGTCTAATAATAGTGGCTATTTCATTGCTGGTAAAGAAGCTATTGCAGGTGGTGCATATGGAATCATGGCTGAGGTTGCACAAATTGTCAAAGGCAGAAAAGATAAATCACAACAAGAAGGAAATTCTTAATGGCAGTTCTAAATTGGTCTACAAACGAAGTAGATACTGATGGTAATCAGTTAAAAGTTTTACCACCACCGGAAGTTCAAGAGACAGGTCTTTTAAAGGGTGAGCCTATGGGTAGACAGTGGTTCAACTATATTATCAACTACCTGCTGAATAAAGTAAATGGCACTGTTGGTGAAGTTCGTTCATATGCAACTGAGCAACCAGATTTAGTGGCTAATGGCTGGAATCTCATTAAGTCTGAGACAGGGACTGCATCAACAAGTACAAGAAACCTTTACACATATGAATATGTAGGAGCTTAATAATGGCAGTAGGTGAAATTCAAATTAGTGCCTTGCCACAAGCGGCCTTACCAGTTGATTTGAGTGATATCTTCCACCTTAAGCAAGGTGTTGAGGATAAAAGATGTACGCTTGAGCAGTTGTTAGCACCTCACGCATCTTTGAGGAATAACCCTCATGGTGTAACTAAATCACAAGTAGGTCTTGATAATGTTATTAACTCTCTTCAATTAGTTGCAGCTAATAACTTGTCAGATATTGTAAGTGTTGCTGAGGCAAGAGCAAATCTACAAATTATGTCGTCAGAGGAAGTGAATAACTTAATTCAGCAACATATTGACGACAAAAGTAACCCACACAATACAACGAAAGCACAGGTTGGTTTAAGTAATGTTCAGAACTGGACAACATCTAATCTGTACAATGAAGATGCTGATAAGTATGCTACCGCGAAAGCAGTTAATAATTTATACAAAGCTATCCAAGCGTCATATCCAGTAGGGACTATTCATCTATCTGTTAACTCTGCTAACCCATCCACTTACTTGCTTTGTGGAGGTACTTGGGAGTTAGTTTCTAAAGGTAGAGCACTAGTTGGTTATGATACAGATTCTAGACCTGTTGGTTCAACGTTTGGTTCTCAGACTGTAGCATTAACAAATAATAATTTACCAGCACATACTCACTCTATCTATCTAACAGGTGGTGGTCATACACACTCTGCAAGTGTATCTATCTCTAGTTTTGATTATGGTTCAAAAAGTACATCAACTTTTGATTACGGTACAAAAACGACTAATAGTGCTGGTGCTCACACTCACACGTTTAGTGGCACAACAAGTAATGCTGGTAACCACAACCATAGAGTCCCTATGAGGGGTAATGATAGGGGTGGCACAAACGCTATTACTGCATCTGCTGATGCTGGTGTTGGTAATGCTATGTATACTGATTTAGCTGGTGCTCACACCCATAGCTTCTCAGGTACAACTGCATCATCTGGTGCTCATAGCCATACTGTCGCAATTGGTGCTCACAGCCACACTGTTAATATTGGTTCGCACAGTCATACAGGCACTGTTACTGTTTCTAGCTCTGAGCATACACACTCAGGGACATCTGGTTCTGTTGGTGGTGGTCAAGCTTTCAGTGTTGAGCAGCCATCTTTTGTAGTGTATGTGTGGCAGAGAACAGCTTAATTTCTTTACAGGGGCTATAAAGCCCCTTTTAAGAGGAAAATTCATAATGGCAGATTACAAATTGAGTCAGTTAAACTCAATCGACACAATTCGTTCAGAAGACCTATTGCACATCAGAGTTAAGAAAAGACCTGAAATGTTGGGTGACGAAGACCGTAGAATGACCTATCAAGACTTCTTAGCTTCCTTCAAACTAGAAAGGTTTGTTCAGATTGCTGGAAGCACTATGACGGGGGATTTAGGTATTGTCAAGTTACTTTACGGTGGTAAGGCAGTATTTGACCCTACAGGTTCTTCTGAAATTACTATTGGGGATGTTTTAAAGACTTTTAAACTTAACGCAAGTGGTCTTAAACTAACTATTGCAGATGCTTCAAGGTCAGCAACTGTTTATCATACTCTGAATAAGCCAAGTCCTAATGAGCTTGGTATGAGAACTAATGAAGAGAATGACGCAAGATATGCAAGACTTGCTATCACAAACACATTCTCTGGGACTCAGAACATTCAAGGTGATGCTAACTTACTTCGCCTTAGAAACCAAAATGCAAATAATGCACAATATATTGAAGGTGTAAACCTAGATGGTTCGGCTAGATGGTGGGTTGGTATTGGTAGTAATGGCTCTGACGAAGTAAAGCTGTGCAATAACAAATACAACTCAGTCTTGACTGTTGCAAGTAATATCTCTGTTAATAAGTCTTTAGCAATCACTGGTCAAGTTCAGCCTTCTGATTTCTCTAACTTAGATGCTAGATACTTTACTCAGACGGCAGCTAATCAGAGATTTGCACAGTTAGCTGGCAATAATACTTTTACAGGTGCTAACACTTTCACTAACCTTGTTGCTAAGAAGAATGCTAATGCCATTACTTTGCAGAATACTGATGCAAATACAGCACTTTACATTCTCGGTAAGAAGTCTGATGGAACAAATAAATGGTATGTTGGTACAGATTCTGACGAGACACGTCTAAACATTTATAACTACCTTACAGGTTCACAGGTTTCACTAGGTACTACTATTGGTATCAATAAAACTGTGCAAATCACTGGACAAGTCCAACCTTCAGATTGGGCTAACATTGACTCTAGATATATTCCGGTAGCAACATTAAGTACGATTGCAAGAACTAATGCAAGGAATACTTTTAATGGTGTACAGACAGTTGTTACGGATAATGAAGGTCTGATTGTTAAAAACTCTACTCAGAATAGACCATTATATATTCGTGGTGTGGACACTACTAATGTATCAAGATGGTGGATTGGTGTTGGTGGTGCTGACACGAATGATGTTACCCTAAATAACAGTTATTCTGGAACCCAATTGGTTCTCGGGAATACAACATCATACATTAACAAAACATTGACTATTGCTGGACAAGTTCAACCTTCAGATTTCTCTAACTTAGATGCTAGATACTTTACGCAAAGTGCTAGTGATAGTAGATACCTAAGAATCAGAAGCACTAGCTTCAATGTGGGAAACACTGATAAGTGGGCTAAAATTGCCACTGTTGTGATGCCACAATCAGCATCCACTGCTGTTATTGAGGTATTTGGTGGGTCAGGTTTTAATATTAATACACCAAACCAAGCAGGTAAATGTGAAATTGTTCTGCGAACTTCAAATAACAATCCAAAGGGCTTAAATGTTGTTGCTTGGAGAACATCAGAGAACACCATTGTCAGGGATATTGGTTATGTGAATACTTCTGGAGACACCTATGATATTTACTATCTTGCTGGTACGTATCAAAACAGCACAACGACAAGGGTTCAGTCTTCTAGTAATGCAAGTGTACAGTTGTTTGAAGTCCCACAGACATTTGATGATGCTCCACAAGGTATTGTGAAGGGTACAATTGCAAAATACTACACAAGTTTGCAAAAACCAACCCCTTCAGATATTGGTGCATACACTAAAGCAGAGACTGACCAGAAGATTGCAGAAGCAATTAGTGACTCTACAGACCTGAATAAAATCTATCCAGTAGGTATTGTGACGTGGTTTAACAGTAATGTCAACCCAAACACAGCACTTCCTGGGTTAACTTGGACGTACCTGAATAATGGTGTTGGTAGAACTATTAGAATTGCAGCAGCAAACGGTTCAGATGTTGCTACAACTGGTGGTTCAGACTCTGTAACGTTGTCTGTTGGTAACTTACCTTCACACACGCACAGCTTCTCTGCTACTACTTCATCATTTGACTATGGTACTAAGACTTCTAGCACAACTGGTAACCACAACCACAACAGAGGTACTATGGAGATTACTGGTTCATTTGGTTACTTCAGAAGTGACGCTAGTAGCTTCTACACAGCAAGTGGTGCATTCTACCTCGGTAGTCAGGCAGGTTCTAAAGGGTATACTGGTAACAACTTTACTAATGGTATCCCTGTCAACTTCAACGCATCAAGAAACTGGTCTGGTGTAACGAATACAACAGGTAACCACAGCCACACTGTTGGTATTGGTGCTCACAGCCACACAGTTAGCGGTAACACAGGTGGTACTGGTTCTGGTTCAGCATTTAGTGTTACTAACCAGTTCTATAAGTTAATGGCTTGGGTAAGAACTGCTTAATCCCTTGTTGACTGATTGTTAAGATGGTGTTAATATTCTTTATGGGTATTCTCACCATCTTGGCTGATGAGGTGATTAAATGCCTACAATCCTAGCAATTCTTCTAAAAAATCTAGGTAGCTTCTTCTGGAAACTCATTTTATCCCTTCTAAGTGAATACATGATTGAGAAAGTGTTCTTTAAGCTTGCAAGATACCTTGCGAGTAAAACAGATACACCTATTGATGATGAGTTCGTAGATAACTTAGAAAAAGCTTTTAAGGGGGAGAAATAAATGAAGTGGCTAGAGGAAGCTTTTAAAAATAATATTGGTGCAATTGTAGTTGGTATTTTTAGTGTTATTGGGATGTATACCACTATGCAAGTCTCAAGTGGTAAGCAGGAAGTGTCTGTCACAACAAAGTTACAGCAGCTAGATAATTATTCCAAAAGTAACTATTCAGCTATTCGTGATTTACAGTCTGACATGAGATTGATTCAGCTAGGGATGGAGAACCAGAAAGTTCAGTTAGAGAATGTTAAGGGTGAAAACGCAAAACTTACCAAAACCCTTGATAAATTCTCTGACAGTGTGAACAATCTGGCTCAATCAGTATCAGCCTTGCAAGCTATTACTGAAAAGAACACAAAGAATACTGAAAAATAAAATTTAAGGCTCCCGTAAAAAGGAGCCTTTTTTGTTTTTACTTACCTACTGACAGAGGTGCTTCAATCTTCCCTGCATGTTGGTAGTTGTTAATACCACCAATAAAATCACTTGCAGTAAGATGTTTCAGGTCACTCAGGGTGTTAAGCTGTACACCAATCTCAAAAGTAGGTGCATGGAACTCTTCATTGTTCATCAGTTCATAAACCTGTTTCATATGGTTCTGATAAATCTGAGTATCTCCAAAGACACCTATCAAGTACCGTGGAGTGTATCCAGTCATCTTACAAAGAACTTCTAAGATGAAACCATAAGACGCAATATTAAACGGAAGTCCTAAAAAGGTGTCTACTGAACGTTGATACCACTGTAAGTCAACTTCACCCTCATTAGTGATATAAATCTGAAACAGAACATGACAAGGTGCTAAAGCCATTGAGTTTGCTGCAATATCTGCTGCATTCCAAGCATTAACAAGCATGTAACGGTCTGTGATATCACCCTTCATCTTCGTTACTAAGGTCTCTAGCTGGTCTACAACACAACCATTATGACCTTCAAAGTTTCTCCACTGAACCCCATAGATTCTCCCACCTGCATCTTCTAACCAATCTTGTTCAGAAGAATAATTAGAACTTAACCAGCGTTTAAAATCATCTGACCAGATAGTCCAGCGTTCCCCATCATTTTCACCCCAAGTGCGATAACGGAGTTCACCAAGCTTATTCTCGCCGTTCAGGAACCATAAAGCTTCCCCAATAACTTGCCGTGTAAACACCTGTTTAGATGTTAAGAGCGGGAAACCAGTTCGCATATCAAAACGAAACTTAGGTGGAGCAAATGCAGAGATAACATCTCCAGTTCGTGTAGTACGCAGTTCACCAACTGATAAAACGTGGTTCAGTATATTTTTATAACTTGAATCTGCTTGTGACATATCAAAAGTGTCCTTTTACTTGTGGAACATAAATCTCAAAGGTTGCTTTACCATCATCTGATGGTCTTGACTGCACCTTTGCAAACACACGGCTATCATACAGTTTATCGAAGAAGTTTTCAAAAGGTAAATACACAGTGGCCTCTTCAGTAACTTTATGGAAAACTGTATGGAAAACTACACCAGCATACGGCAAAGCATCGACAAGAACACCTGCACCACCAATTACAAAGACATCTTCATCAATAGAGCTATCAAGATACTTCAAAAATGCTCCAAAGGATTCTTTACTAGCCTTAGCATACATTACATCATCTTTGTCAAAGTCTATACCCAAATATGGAACAGAGTTCGTTAAGACGAGGTTTGTACGTTCTGGTAAAGGCTTACTACCCAGAGTCTTAAAAGTCTCATTACCCATGACTACTAAGTTGTTTTTAGTGAGTCTCTTAAACTCTTGCATATCCTGTTTATGTCGAGGCCACGGCATACCAGTTGGAGTACCGAACTCCCCATGTTCACCACTTGCAAAGATTAATTTAATCATTTTGTAAATCCTTTCTTAATGAACCAGTTGATAACATTCTTCACAGCTTTATTGCTATGGTAGATTAAGTGTGGTGTAGGTTGGTATGAACCATAAGCCCAGAAAGCAATGATTTCATTACACTCTGTACACCTTGTACTCTCTTCAGCGATATGACCGTTGACTATTTCACTTACCTCGCCTTGCAAGTCTGTACACCCACAATGTGGACATCGGATAGGTGTTCCATCAGACTCATAGCAGTGTTCAATTTTCATCTATTTAACCTCAAAAACTGGTTCAAGAACCAATATAAAGTCTACACAGTCATCTTCTTCATCCAGAATACCATCAAAGTTCTTAGGAACGAAGTCGAAGAGGCTCATCACAAAACAGTCAGAAGTAACCTTTATAGTTCCTCCCATGTTCTCTACAGTTAACACTGTACGACTTTCTTTTACCTCCCTCAGAAGATTACCCACAAAGTCATCTAAGAAGTACTTCATCAATGACTTAAAACCTTTAGGATAATCTGTACCAGAGTATGTTTCAATCTGAGGTACAAGCTTAACATTTATACTAGTCTTTGTTAAGAATGTGTTAGAGAACATACTATCAGGTAGCTTACAAACAGTCTTTCCAGTACCTTCATGTTCAATCTCAACAAAACCAGCTTCGTCGCCACATGTAACTATTTTAAAAGATGCTTCATTCTCATACTGTGAAGCCATAAACTTTTTAAGCATTTCTTTAAGGAAATCTGCATGAGCATCTTGTAAGTAGACATCAATCATAGTTAATCACCTATTATGGGAACAAGCACTTAATGTCATCGTTTTTGAAAACAAAACTCGTGTAGTTGTGACCATCAACATCCAGCCAAACAGCCTGAACATCTACACCATCAAGATTGTGGTAAAGTTCTTTGATGAAGTGGTCTTTCACAATCTGGCTGCTAGTTGTTTCCAGCTTAATATTTGAGATTGCTGAACCTACAGCCATATAACCCATGACACGTTTCTTCTCAGTATGCTTAATCTTACCATCTTTGTAAGCCATAATGAGATTGGAAAGAATTTTTACACCGTAGTACTTTTCAAGGTGAGTAGGTGCACCATAAAAGCCTAATGCGAAGTTTTCAGAGTGGATAATGTTTTCACGTTTCATATTAATCTGCCAACCTTAAATTGAAATTAACACCAAATTTTTCACACACTTCCAACATATACTCAAGAGAGACATTCCCAGTGAGGTGGATTATGTTGGATACACGAGCTTGAGAGATACCACAAATTTTAGCGACTTGCTCTTGAGAAAGACCTCTGGATTTAATCTCTCTCTTAAAACGATGTGCAACGAAGTCTCTCATTTCGTCTACATCCATTGGACAAATATAACTCTCCATTTCAGCCTCTCTATCAGCCTCCCAATCATCTTGTGGGGCATAAGGGTCAAAAACCTCATTCATCTTTCTTCTTCCGTTTACGTGAAGTATCAATTAATGAGTCTATGTTTGTAGCTCTGACCTTTTCACGTTCATCATTAAGATAATCATCAAGAGCCTTTTCAATCTGTGAATCATCTTGACAGATGACTGTAAAGACTGTAAAGCCGTCTGTATCATCAATTATCTTACCATAACCGCTTCTGGGGTGTAACTTTTTAAGAGCCATATCAGATACCTGTGCAGCTTCTGTTTTCTAAGAAATACTCAACACCGTACATAGCTTTTTGCATCAAATCTTCTTTAAACTGGATACGATGGTTGAGCATAGCCTGTACATCAATATCATCATGGTGCTTCTCTTTAATATTTGCAGATTGCAGGAAATACTCTGCAAGAACACGATATTGATAGTCAGTCACCTTATCAGTCATCTCTGTCAAAGACTCTTCAGAGATTGGTTTCAGTAGCTCACCATTAGCCAGAACAACACCTTTTACAATCTGGCAAGTATCTTCTGGAACACCTGATAAGTCCACATTGGGAAGTTCTGTTGCATTGACTGGTAAATTTATTGCCATAACCATTGCAGCAGTTAATAAAATCTTTTTCATAATGACCTCAAAGTTATATTAAATTTTGTATTATATTGAGTATAAAAATAAGCTATAACACCTGACTTGTCAACAGATTTTATAGCTTATTTGGCAGATTTTTTATAAGGCTACTGCCATCCTTCCATACCAAACCAAACCTTACAAGACCCAACCACACATCACTGTACTCAACAGAACTCTACCCTACCTCATTAAAAGACCCTCTTAAAGACCTTTTAAAAAGGTAAGTCTCATTTTAATGTAGCTGAGACTAACTACCCATACCAGACCCTACCTTACCAAACCAGACCTCACCCTACCCCACCATACCGTATACTACCTCATTAAAAGACCTTGTTTAAAGACCTTTTAATGAGGAGCCTCCGAAGAGGCTACCTAGTCAACTTAGAAAGGTTTTCTGCGTTGCTTGTTAATGTTAGCTTTCATAGCAGCTAAATGGTTTTGCTGTTCAATTAGTCGTGAACGTTCTTGGTGGCTAAGTGCCATAGTATTCACATTCTCAATTGCTTGAGTGGCTTGCTTTAAAGCTCGACCAATCTTACCAGACATTTTGCGTTTTGCAATAGTTGCTTGATGCTTAGGTTCAACCACACGATAACCAACACCCATTGAAGCAACCAGATAAATCTTCTCTTCTTTAAGAAGCTTCTCAATAAACTTCTCAAGTCGGTTTAGACGTGTAAGTGCATAAGCCTTCATTTCATCTTCGTACTTAACAATGTCACCTTGATAAGTTGGCTTCACAATACCTAAGAAGGTGTCCATCTCAGAATGTGATACAGTGTCACCGTAACTAAACTTTGCTGCTAATGCTTTTGTATTCATAATTAAACGTTACCTTCTGAAATAACTTCTACAGAAAAACGACCAAAGCGTGGACGCCAATCACCTACACCACAAAGGTTACCAGCATTTTCCAGAACCATCAAGAGTTCTTCTTTGGTGATTTGCTCTTCATCGAACATCAAACCAAACTCTACAGACCAGTCACGGAAGATTGGACGGTAGCTCATAACTCGTGCTGTACCAATCTTAACAGACTTAGCATAGATAAAGTCTGGATTCTTCGCAAGTTCTTGTGGGTTTGCTGGACAATTCTTGATAGTCATTGGGAAGACTACATCTGTCAGCATAATGGCTCGGTCAATTACCTTACCAAGTTTGTTTAGTTTTGCACCAGACTTGATACAAGCCTCAATCATCTCACCGTTCATAACAAAACCTAGTTGCTCATCGTAGTAACAAGAAGTTACCAGTTGGCTTTCTGCTAAGAGCGCATAGTCTTCGTCAGTCTTTTTACGCTTACTGGACAGAGACTTGTGATATTTTGTCAGAGGGTTTAATGGGTCTGACAGCGTATCGTTATGGCTCAGGAAAGGACGAGTACCAGTGATTTTGATATTTAACAGTTTCATAGCATTTAGCTCCACACTTTAGTTGATTGTTAAGTTGTTTGTAAAGAACCCTCAACAGAAGACTCTTTAGAAACTTGGTAGATTTTTAACGTGGCTACTACCATCCACCCATACCGTGCCACACCACACCGGACCGTACCATGCCCAACCCTACTACACCAGACCTTATTAAAAGACCCTCTCCAAAGACCTTTTAAAAAGGTAAGTCTCATTTTAATGTAGCTGAGACTAACTACCCATACATTACCGCACCATATTATACCCTACCCCACCATACTTCACTGCACCGAGCCACGCATTACATCACTTAAAAACCCTTTTCAAAGACTCTTAAGTGATGCTGGTGAGTACCCGTTGGTTTATGATGCTCAGTATACTCACCAAATTTTCTATGTCAACAACTTTTATAAAAAAGTTCTGATAGCTATATGCGTCACGAAACAAAAGATTGTAAACAAGACACCCATTGCAAAAGATGTGTCCAAAAGCTTACTTGCAACGTATGACAATACAAAGACAACCAGTATAAACAAAATGACTGTACTGAACATAGTTTACTCATAATCCCTAATAACGAGACCAACAGGGAACTGTAAAGACCCCTTACGAGTCATCTTCTGGAACTGAACCGTTAAAGGTTTCCCGATAAACTCATCAGGATGCTCAGCAAGGTACTGTTTCTTCTCATGAGTAGTCTTCCATGAGACATCTACAAAGACGTTAGGAAGAGTCTCTACAACGAACTTACCATGACCACGTTTATCAGTCTTTACACCAGTCACTTTAAACTCTTCAGTGTGCATCTTCTTGTGCTTAATCAAGAAGTATGAACGGTGACAACACTCATAGAAGGAGTCTTCAGAGATTGAACGGTACATTGCACCTTCAAACTTAACTTCAACCCACTTATCATGAGCTTCATCAAATTCTTCCCAAGAGTTTACACGACGAGACTTAACAGGGACAACTTTACAGCCATCTCTCAAGTCATTCAATGGTGAAGTCTCAATAATATCCCTACGTTCAGGCCACGTCTTAGTGCTATCACAGATGTCATACCAGTAAAACTTAAGAAGATGTCTGTCTGGGTTGTCTTCATTTTTAATCATGGAGACAATATCTTCTAAGTCCCACCCATGAGCATAAACCTCCCCGTCAAACTCATCAACGTCTGCATGGAGTCTTAACATAGTCATAATGTCAGGTGTTAGCTCAGTAGGTATTTTATAAACAGTATTCTCACGAGAATAAGCCGTGAAACTAACTGAATCATCACCTCTTGAAATTCTACAACGGACACCATCAAGTTTTGGTTGAGCATCAGCAGGGAACTTCAGATACTTTGCATGGCTAACCTTTGCAGCATCATGAGCAAGCTGTACACCTACCTTCTCAGTATTCTGTGCAGACTCTTTTGTGTAAGCGTAACCTTTACGGTCTACTTGTTTCTTATACTTAGCAGAAACTTCAAAGAGAGCTTGCTGTTCAGCGTTACGCTCATTCTTTTTACCGATGTTTTTAGGTTCTGCTGTATACTCTTCAAACATCATCTTGCCATTTTCTTTACCGTAGGTTGTAATAACTTTGTCACCTACAGCAACACATGACCAGATGTTAAAAGAGCCATCTTTATTTTGTTTGTACAGTATTGTCATTTTATTCCTCTGAGTGATACCAAGTATTGCAAGCATTACATGCGTAAAGCTCTAAGTCGTTTTTATCTGGTTTATGAAAACAGTTCGCTCCGCAGTGGCAACGAAACGGCTTTCCACCAACTGTCAGGATGAAGGATTGAACCTTTCCATCAGGAGTTCGTACAGCATTTTTATGCTTATCTTCTTTGTTCATTTATCTCTTGCCTTTGTCAGATTTCATATATGACATGTTACTACGCCTTTTAATGAAATGCACAACGCATTTTGGTGTATCTTTTGCATCTTTGATGTGCAACCTTTCGAAACTGCGCACTGTGAAGGTTGCATCTGTCATTGTTTGCTTAGGTTTCATTTTCTCTTACCACCAATCTCTACGTCGATAACTTGAACATCACCAGCAACATCAAACTTATGAATGATACTTTCCACAGTGTAAGTCCAACCCTCAATGCGAACCAATTCACCTTCTCGTGGGACGATTGGGTTACGTTGAGCTACGGTTGTAGTGGAGTGAACAACATCATAACAATAGATATAGTTTACTAGGACTTCCATCGTGAAAACCTCACTCAATAACCGTAGTGTGTGATTGACCATTTTTTCCATAACTATAAGATGTTGTCGTTTGAGAGTTTGGACATCTGACAACAACAATGTCTCTACTTATGGCATCACCATGCAACTTATAGACTTTGCAATCTTGCATCTCTGGTGGGAGGCTATAAGAAGCATTTTTATCTTCATAAGAAGGGTTGCAGCCAGCTAGAAAAATAACACCAAGCACAATTACTGATTTCCACATAATACTTCTCCTGTCTGTTGTTCACGATACTCAAGCTCTCTGAAAGTTTTGTAGTAATGAATTTTGTAGTACGCTATCTCATTACTTTTTACGTTTGTTTTTAGTAGGCTCCAATCAGAGTCTTTACCCATCCTTCCCCAGAGACTATATAACCTATTCATAACAATTCCAAGATATCAATGCGTTCACCCTTAAGAACACCTGTACGGTCTCTTGCAATCTTACCGTCAACAATAAGGATATGTGCAGACCTTAAAGATTCACTATTAAAACCTTTTACGAACTTACTAGGCATCACCACAATAAGCATCTCCTGAATCAACTCTGGAGTATAGCAGTTGTCGTGAAGTTGCTGAATAACGTCTGAAAGTGTCATGAGACCTCCTATACAAGATACAGTATAAGGTACTCTTCCATGAGCACCTTGTCAATACTAATTAGTGTACTTCAAGCCAGCTTTTACCAACCTTACCAGTACCTGTTACAAGTGTTTCTTTCTTAAGACCTAAGTTCTTAGAAGCTTGTCCATAATACCAGTCAGTAACTGCTTTCACTTCTGCCGTCATACTTTCTGGACATTCCCAGCTTGTTTCATCGTGATATGCGCAGAGTAAACGAGCACCAATAGCTGGTTGACGACCATTTAACTTCATCAAACCTTCGTCAATCATACGACGACAAGCAAGGTTAATTGCCTCATTTTGAATCTGAGCCTCTGAACCCATCAAAAGGTAGTTCAACAGTTTGTGTGGAGATTTACACCACAACCAAGCTCCAGCAACCTTTACAAAACCCCCTTTAGAGATTGCAGCAGTCTTACCAAACACCTCTTCAAGTGCCTTTTTAGTCGCTTTGTAGTCAGCTTCCAAGTCATCTAGCAGCTTCTTAATTTTAGGCAAACGGATAAAGTAAGTCTGTTTAGTCAGTGCACCTTCCTGAGTAGTTGCAGCTTTAATTGTCTTAGCAAACTTCTCATCACCTGCACCGAACAGCAGTGCATAGATACCATTCTTAGCTTTCTTACGACCCTTGCTAATCTCATGAAGAAGATTCTCATCCTGAGTAGCTCGACAAGTCAAGATATCCTGCTCATCATTCAAGCTAAAGTAAATACTGTTCAGTGTGTGTGCATCAGTCCCTGAATAGACAACGTAAAGGTCATTCTCAGAGTCATAGCGAAGGTACTTATCAATCTCTGGGTTGAGGTACTCATCAAAATGTTTGCAGTAATAGCGTCCATCTTCTTGACGAATAAACTCAATCTCTTCTTTACCTTGCGTTACCGCTTTGGTGAAGTCTTTGTCACCCATAAAGTTACAAAGGAGAACTAGCTGGGCTGAGTTCATGTCTACAGAGACAACATTAGTACCTTCTTCACAAATCCACACTGCCCTCATTGGCTCCCCATAGACAGCAGCACCAGACGGTACGTTTACAATACCATATTGTGTCATACGTCCAGTTGAAGTACCAAATACCATTGCACCAGCACTAAGGCGACCATCTGGACGAATCTGGTTCAGCCAACCTTTCTCGTCATCCTTTGAGTTCTCAATAGTTCTGCGTCGGTGCATCAAAGTATAGTACTTCGCAATCTTCTGTCCAAGCTCACCTTCAATCGTATCATAAGATGATTCAGTAAGTTTTGGTGAAGTACGGATTAAGCAAGGCTCAAGCAAATCTGTGTATTTCTTCACAGACCAGTTATGCTCGATGTACTGTACACCTTCATGTTCAACATAACTCAAACCACACCGCTCAACCATTTCCTGCCACTTAGGATGCTTTGTAATCATCTTTTTATTGTCTTTGAAACGACAAACTTTGACAGGGCGACCATCTGAGTCTTTCTTGTAATTCCAGTCATCTGGAATCCAACCAACTGATTTCAAGTAGTCTTTAACAACTGCTACCTGAGTCATACGAGAAACTTCAAACTCAATTGGTGTATATGGTGCATCAATCAAACCTGTGTAGCGACTTGACTCAAGTTCAAAGTGGTTAACAACATGACTGTTATAGTACTTCACAGTTTTGACTGTCTTTACTGGCTTCCAGTCTTTGCATTTCTTACCAATCTTTGCGTTCAACTCATTGCAAATTGCACGAGCATCCTTCATTGCTACAAAGCCTTCCTTGTACTCTTCACCAGTTACAGAGTTGGTTGGTGTATAGCAATTTCTCTTTTCAATGTTAAAAATCTTTGTAGTTGGCTTACCAAATGGCTTGATTTCGTATGTCTGCATCTCACCGTTACGTACCTGCTGACGGTACTTTGTCTTAGGGTACTTGGTAATCCTCTTCAGACCATCTGCATGACCGAATGTTTCAACATATTCATTCCAAGCTTTTGCAAACTCTTCTCCAGTAACTTTACCTTTGGTCTTAATAGTTGGAGGTAGATGCGGTTCAACCTCTGAAGCAAGCTCATTAGTCAACTTGTCAAGCTCCTTTACATGAAACTCCATAAGCTCTTTATCAGCTTTCCAACCATTGATAGCCTGTTGACTCATCCAGAAAGATGTCTCTTTAGCTCGCATGTAAGTTTCATAAGTGTCTATACCACACTTCTTAAGCTTGAGATATTCATTATCCAGTGCACGTTTAGTTTTGGCGTTAATACGGATATCTTCTACAACACGAGTGAAGATTTCTGCATTCCAAACACCCCAATGCTCAATCTCTGGCTTACGAACACCAACACGAGCACCCCATGCAGCCAAGCCATGAGCACCTTTATAACCCTTTGGAGTTGGTCTATCCATCCACTGAACACGAGACTGGATAAGAGAATCCTGAAAGAAATTACTCCACGGCTTACACTTTGGATTATCAAAGTTCCATAAATCAGGGGCAATGTGATTGAAAACCCACCAGTCATAACCGAGACCATTATGGATGCAAAGACGTTTTGCCTTTAACGCAAACTCAATACCTTCACGTAAGCCACCCTTAATGTACTTGGTATACTTGTGACCGAGGATAGGCTCGTCTGTAAAGACCCATACAGGCGGCTCTTCATCGTCAGATTTATAGTCTGCGAAAGCCATTACGTGAACTTTAGTGAACTCAAGGAGTAAACCATCAGTTTCTGTATCACCAACTAAATGTAAGTTTTTAAAATCTACGTTTTCCATTTTTACTCCCTCTAAAATCATTAACCTCATACATTACTGCAAAAAATTATAAAAAGCAAGTTGACAATGTACTTGACAAGGTGTTAATCTTTGCGAAGTGGGTTTTTACTTAAAAGGTTACTTAACAGTTTAACTATACAGATACTTTAAAACTCTTAAAAGATTATTTAATAGCTTTTAAAAAGCTTTAAAGTATAACGTATAGAATACGTTAAGATAAAAGATTAAAACTTAATAGTTACTTAAAAGAGGCTTACATGCAGAAAATGTTTGTTCACCCAGACATAGCTGACTTTGTTAGAGCTTTGCAGAAGTTGGAAGAACTTGACATTGCTGCTCAACGGGAATATGCTCACCATCACAGGAGAATGGTTGATATACAACATGAAATAGAGTTATCAGAAGACTATGAAGATGACTTAAAATGCTCTGTGTTCGAGCATATGAAAGACGTTGCTATAGCTAGACGTAAAGCTAAAGATACAGTTGCTTTACTAGATTCTCTTAAAAAGAGGTTGCAAAGTGGTACAGACCTGTGTAATCTAGCATCACTGATTAACGATGTTGAAACTTCTTGGGACAGGCATTACTATCCACGTTCTGAAAAGACACTTGACTTTTCTTCATCTGAAAACTTAAAATGCTCTAGAAAGAAACTTAACCAACTGAGAGAGAAATAATATGAATACTACTGTAGACCAAATGCTTAAAGAAAAAGGTATTGATGAAGCATTTTTAATCAATGCTGTAGAAAGCATGGCTATGATTCTTCGTGGAAATAACTATACAGAACAGTTTATGCCAAAAAGCTATAACTTGCCTGAAGATAAAACTGATAACGGTGCTTTTGCAGAGCAGGTTAATATGATGTTGTCAGATACTACACTTGCCCTTGCATCTATTGCAGTCGGTGTTGATGCGCTTGCAGAGTTCATTTTTTATGAAATGCAAAAGAATGACTATATCAGGATGTCAGATGAAGAAAAGGAACTATTGCTGACTAAGGATACTGATTTCCTTATTGACACACTAATCTCATCAACAAGTGCTGTTATGGCAGTTCTTGAGAAGCGCATGGAAGAGAAGTTGTCACGGTATGAAAAACTTGATTGGGGCGTAGAAGAGTTAAGCCCACGAATCAAAGAAATTATCCAGCAAACTAAAGAGTCTTTGGAAGAAGCTGTTGAAAATGACTCTGTAGCTGATATAGAACCTCTTCAGGTGAAAGTTGCACTGATGATTCCAGCTATCTCTACGATGATGAATATCGTTGCACTAATCCAACTTTCACAGATGATGGGTGTAAGTATTGAGTTCATTGAAGAGATGACTGGTGGCGTTAGTATGCAAGCAATCAATGATGTTTTGGTGAACATCGGTGCTTCAATCATTGAAGAGAAACTACGCATTAACTTCGGTGATGATTTTGTGAAGCAAATCTCAGCTATGGCTGAAAAAGAGTCTGCTGAGCAACTGCACTAAGTCTTTATAAATCTTACAAGCCTCCTTAGTTGGGGGCTTTTTAGTAATTAAAGGAGATAAAATGAGTAATATTATCGCATTTACTGGAAAGGCACGTTCTGGAAAAGACACCTCATGTTCTATTGTGAAGAACATCTTAGAGGATGAGTACGGCTACAATGTTGCTGTAATGGCCTTTGCAGACAACCTTAAACTGTCTGCATCAAAGATATTTGACCTGACTTGGAATGACCTGTATGGTGAAACTAAAGAGACTCCACAAGTATTTGACTTATCATATCCTGAACTGATGTTTAAAGTTACGGAAGCTATGGAGTTCACCTTCAGAGATGAACGTTACCATATGGACTTCAAGCTTATGTCAGAGTTAACCGGACGATTAATCATGGAGCTTAAGAAGGTTGCTAAACCTACCCTATTAACACGTCTGGGATTTAGTAAAAAGTATAAATTCTCATCAAGACAAATTCAACAGATTTGGGGTACTGAAGTTGTCCGTAAAGTAATGGGCGACAAGTTCTGGTCTAAAGACCTTGAAAAAAGAATGGTTAGATTCCATGAAATGTGCTCACTTAGAAATCAATATGGTTTTGTCTTAATCAGTGATTTAAGATTTGACTCTGAAGCTGAATGGCTGAGTAGATTTGCACACCAAACTATTGAAGTAAAAAGAGACAATGTGGACAAGGTTTCATCACATGTTTCAGAAAATGGGATTTCTACAAAATATGAGCGTGACATTATTCATAATAATGGTACTCTTGCAGACCTTGAGAACAAGCTAAGAGCCATCATTAAAGTTTAAAAGAGATAATGAAGATGAGAGTAAAAGACAATTTTAAAGTTATTGACCACCGTTTAGTGGAACTCTCATCTCTTTCCAATGAGGTAATGATTGAACGTCTTAAGAGAGTTGAATCACGAAGGAAAGAGATTGCAGATGAAATTCATGAACTGGACAAGATTGAAAATGGATTGAAGGCAGAACTACAACGAAGAGGTGCTAATGTCTAAAGGTCGTAAATTGAAAGAGGCTGGTCAGTTTGTTGGTCATTGTGCATGTCCACGTTGTGGTTCATCAGATGCTGGTTCAATCTACCACCATGACGATGATTCTTATTCGATGACTTGCTTTAGCTGTAACAAAGGTTTCCCAGAGTGGGATTTTGATAAAGGACAAATCGTGAGCACTTATTCTACTGGTTCAGATAATAAAAACCGTACTTTCCGTGGAATGGATTTAGACGATGTAAAAGAAAACCTAGAAGCAATGGACTTGAAAGATAGGAAGATTCCTGCAAAAGTCCTTGAACGCTTAGGTATCAAGGTTGACATTGACAGTGACGGTGAAATTGATGCGCACTTCTATCCAACTTACAAACGTAATGAAGATGGTAAGCTAGAACATGTTGGCTACCGTGTTCGTCACCGTTACCCAGAAGACCATCCAAAAGAGCACCTACGTGGTAAGCTAAAAGACTTTTCTGGTGGTGTTGGAGACATTAAAGGTGAACTGGCAATGTTCGGCTCATGGATTGCTCCAGAAGGTGGTAACCGTCTATTCATCTGGGAAGGTGAGATGGAATGTGCGACAGCAATCTACATGACTTCTTTGGCGATTAAAGATAAGTCTCGTCGTAAGAATTACTGTCACGTATCTGTTCCGTCAGGTGCAAACATTAAGTCTATCAAAGATAACTATCAGTACATTACATCATTTGATGAAATTTACTTGTGCTTTGATAACGATGAAGCAGGTGCTAAAGCTACCAAAGAGGCTGCTGGTATCCTACCTATTGAGAAGGTTCGTTTATTCCAGTATCCAGAGGGTGTAAAAGACCTTAACGAATGGTGGACAAAGTTCTATAAAGAGAAAGACACAGTTCTTGAAGGGTTTAAGCAGCGTATCTACAATGCACCCCGTTACTGCCCTGCTGGAATCAAGAACTTCGCAGATGGTTTTGAGGCAATGAAGAATCGTGGTCAGATTCCATTGATTCCTTTCCCAGAATCTTTCGGAGATTTGAACAGGCTGACTTATGGTGGTTACGGTTTAGGCGAGATTACAACTCTGGCAGCACCATCTTCAGTAGGTAAATCAGCATACACTCGTGAAATGATTTACACTGCTTGGAAAGATACTGATTACAATATTGGTGTAATTCCGGTTGAAGATACCTATGAAGAGTTGATGGAGATGCTCTGTGCAATCCACCTGAGCAAGCAGATTTCTGAGATTCCTTATGACGAACGTGATTGGGATGAATTGAAGGAAGCACACGCAGAACTATCTAAAGGTCGTCGTATCCACATCGTAGACCATCAAGGGGCAATTGACCAAGATAACTTGCTGGAGTTTGTTGACTATCTTGTTAACAGCCTTGATTGTAAGATTATTATTCTTGACCCTATTACGTTGGCTCTGTCACGTTCAGATACGGATGAAGAGGAAGTTTTATCTGAGCTATTGCGTCGTTGCAAACGCTACCAGTATGCACAAGTGAACGTCTGTCACGTTCGTAAGAGTGCAGGTGGTCAGAAGGCTAACTCTGAAGGTGGGGATATCTCTGAAGAGGATATTAAAGGCTCTGGTGCGTATTTCCAGATTTCTATGAACAACATTCTGTTAATGCGTAACAAGGTTGACCCAGACCCTGTTAAGAAAAACTTGACAAAAATCAAACTAACTAAATGTCGTCGTCATGGTAAGTCAACGGGTATTGCTGGTCATACTTGGTACAATCCAGATACAGGACGCCTCATCAAAGCATCTGGTTGCGGAGTTGACATTGATGGTGCAGCAGAAAATATTCGCCAACAGTTTGGTATTGGTGAAGCTGAAGACCATTACGATGACTCTTTGCCACATTATGAGGATGAAGTGTTTGACCGTGAGACTGGTGAAGTCTATACTGAAGAGCAGCGTCAAAGCTCAACGATTCCACCTGTATTAAGTGAGGATGCAGATGACTGCCCATTCGAAACTGAGTGATAGTTATAAAAGAGAGGGGTTCACACCCTTCTTTGAAGAAAAAAGTTTAAATAAATTTCAGGAAGAGTGTTTGACAAAGATTGATAGGTTCTATAGAATGCTCTACATGAAATGTGATGGAGGTGTTGAGGTAGAAGAAAAGTTCCATCACAGCATAATCACAGTCACTATTACTATACCTGAACATAATATTGGTTGGCTGTTTGTAATAAAAGAAAATGTGTTTGAATATCAAGTATATCGGAGAATATCATGAAACACTCTAAAGCATTTGAAAAAGTTTTTGGGGATTCCTTAAAAGCCACTGCTGGAAAACCAGCAAAATACTATGAAGAAAAACGTGTAAGAACTGGAAAAACTGCACGTAAAGCAGCTTCTAAAGATAAGCACAACTTCCAGTAATTAGTATTTGACAAGAGAGTATCAACAAACTAGAATTGGTACTCTTCATAAATTGAGATAGAGGTTTAAATAATGTCTAAAGTTGTTAAAATGAAAGCTCCGGTAGAGAAGTACAACGGTACTGAACGTCAAACTCTGCGTTACCTGCTGAAAGATGTCTGGTTTTATTACCTGAACACTTCACCACGTCCGGGAAAAGGTAAGTCTATTGATAAGAAATTCCCAGGCAAAGACTGTAACTACAGCGTATCAATTCTGGCAGAAGACGGTAACAAACTGTTTAAAGAGTTTACTAAGTCTAAGAAAAATCCAGAAGGCTGGGATAAAGTCACTACTGAAGCAGTTGATGCAGATGACTTCGAAGAGAAGTTTGGTTGTAAACCACCTTTTGAAGCAGACACTTACTACATCTTGAAAGTAAGTCGTGCAGCAGCTTATAAAGATGGTGCTGTATGGACAGCTAAACAGTCATTCCCTGTAATGCTGATTGAAGAAGTAAATGGTAAGCGTGTAGCTGTTAAGCAGCCGATGAAGAAAATCAAAGCTCAAGCATCTGATAAACATGAAGATGACAAGAACTATGATGTAATTCATCCAGATATTGCAGTTGGTAACGGTTCTTTTGGTAGTGTGATTCTTTCTACTCACTTCTACACTTTTGAGAACAATGTTCTGACAAAACCTATTCAGGAACAGTTTATCATTGATACTCTTGTACCTTACACTGGTGGTAACGGTGCTAACGGTGAACCTGAACTGGATGAAGATGAATTGGCTATGCTTGGTCTTGATGGTGTTGAAGATAACGGTGAAATCACTGAAGAAGACGCAACAGACCACAAACCTTCGAACGATTCTGATGATGGCGATGATGAAGACTTGCCGGACCCAGATGACGAAGAAGATGAAGACTTCGATACAGAAGACTAATCTCTAAAAGTTACTTTAAAGCCCTGTACTTAGTATGGGGCTTTTTCATATGGAGAGTCATAATGGAGAAGTACACATTAACAAAGCTTCCCGATTCAGTTACACATGTCTTTATTGACTCTGACAGCATTGCCTATAAAGGTGCTTGTGTAGTTGAGAAAGCAAAGTATAAATACGTTAATAAACTCACAGCAGAAGAATCTGAACCATTTGATAATGCGAAAGATGCTGCAAGATGGTTAGCAGACCAGAGAATCCTTGTGGAAGAGCTTGGCCTGACATTTGAGGAAGATGAATGGGAAAGACAAACTTGGAAAGAAGCTAAGAGTGAAAAAGAAGCTATCATGGCTACTCAACAGGTGCTTCAGGAATGGCTTAAGATTGTTGGTAAAGAAAGAACTTGGGTAGGTTATTTAACAGAGAAGGGTGTGCATAAACATAAAGACATTAAAGGTCTTGAGCACCAATATCAAGGTAATCGTAAAGATGCTGTCACACCAACACACTTAGTCGCTTGTCGTGAATACCTTTTATCCAGACCAGAGTTCAAGCTCTTAAAGGGGGGCTTCGAAGCCGATTCCATCGTAATTGCTAAAGCTGAAAAGATGGGTAAGAAGGCTGCTCTTATGAGTATTGACAAAGACCTTCGACAAGCTGAAGGGACTTATTGTATTGATATGACTTATGAAAAGTCACCACTAATTTTTATTGCTGATAATAATGTTGGTGATATCTGGGATTGCCCTATCAAATCAAAACCAAAAGCTGCAAAAACAGTTGGTGTAGGTTTTAAATTTTTGTGTTATCAGGCTGTTGCTGGAGATAATGCAGACAACTACTTCGGCCTTAAAGGTGCTGGTAAAGTAGCTGTGATGAATGCTTTAGATGGTAAAGAGACCTATAAAGAGTGTCTTGATGCTATCTATGAACTCTATGCTAAAAAAGAGTCTTACACCTATGTGTCATGGGATGGACAGACTGTTACCAAAACACCATTAGAGTTAATGGAACAGCATTTCTTCCTAGCTTATCAAGAGCGAAATAAATCAGATATTTTTTCATTTGAAAAGTATGGTTGGACTCCAAATGTTGACTCAGCAGATACTTAAAGAATATCTACACTATGACCCCGAAACAGGGGTCTTTACGTGGATAAAGAAAGCAGCTAACAGAACAGTTATAGGTTCCATTGCGGGTACACCACATAAGCGGGGCTATATTAGGATAAAAATTAAAAGAAAATCCTATATGGCTCATGATTTAGCAATCCTGTACACAGATGGTTTCCTGCCTAACAGGGTAGACCACCGCAACGGTATTACTAATGATAATCGGAGATTAAATCTAAGGGTTTGCACACAAGCTGAAAACTCTTGGAACAGAAGAACGCACTCCAACAACACATCTGGAGTTAAGGGTGTATCTTTCTATAAGGCTAACCAAAAATGGAAGGCCAGAATTATGACACACGGGGTATCTCATTTTCTGGGGTATTTTGACAGTATTGAAGATGCCAAAGATGCAGTCACAAAGAAAAGAGAAGAACTACATAAAGAGTTTTCAAATCACGGAGAAGCTTATGAATGAAGATTAAAGGATTTGGCAATTGTCCCACCTACGGCCATTGGGTATCTTTGTGTGGGGAAGTTGACCCCACTAAACATTTTGGTTTTGTCTATTTAGTACACTGTAAGAAAACCGGACAATATTATATCGGAAAGAAACAGCTTAATAGTGTGACTAAAAGAAAAGTTGCTGGCAAGACTCGGAAGAAGGTAGTCACTAAGGAGAGTGATTGGATGACTTATGAAACTTCTTCTGAGTATATTAAAAAAGATATTGAGAGCTTTGGAAAAGAATTTTTTGACTTTTACATTATTCAGACCTACTACACAAAAGGTGGCCTAGTCTATGGTGAAGCAAACCTTCAACATAAATTCGATGTAATGACAAAAAGGATTGACTCTAAGCTCAGACTCTTCTACAATGCCAATATTGCAGCAATTAAGTTTATTACTAAAGAAACTTATGAAGATGCTGAAAAAAGAATCCATAAGGTAATGAAAGCAAACTGTGCTTGATAACTATTGAGAGAGAATAAAATGTTTAATAAAAGCAAAGCTGTGAGTCATGTAGCAAAAGTTGACAGTAAGATTGAAGAACTTGAGCGCATTCTTGCAAATGCTAGAGAGTCGATAATTAAAGAGGTTGAAGCTGTTGAATCTCAAATGCAGCACCTAATGCTTAAACGCCAAGAGCTACGTGAACATCTGGAATATATTGAAACACGAGAGCTAAAGGTTAACAGATATTTTAAGGAGTCCGAATGTTTAACTCAAGAGAATCAGTAAAAAACTGGAATCTTCGTTGCGGAAAAACTCAAAAACAACCATACAGTAATGAGTATTGGGAGTCTTTGAAATCTCAATCTCTGTGTATGCTTGAAGAAGCAAAAGAGCTTGTAAAAGCAATTGAAGAGAAAGACCCCATTGAGACACTGGATGCTCAGGCAGATTTGCAATATGTTCTTGACGGTTTGATTTACCTGTCACAACATGACCATAACGGTGCTATGAAAGCTGTTTGCCACAATAATGACCTGAAGTACACAGACGACTATGAAGAAGCTTTAAAGCGTCTTGCAGATATTGAGAAGCGTACTGGTCAAGAGTGTATCATCAGAATGTCAGTAGTTGATGGTAAAGAGTGGTATGCGATTGTTCGTGCAGCCGATGGGAAGATTATGAAGCAATCAAATCTCCCTAAAGTTCAGCTTGGTGAATACATTGTAGAACTTGAAAGCCAAGAACTTTTTGTGGTAGTATCTGACACATGCGTTATCTGCAAAGGTATTGTATGTAGCTTAAAGGATTTGGGTGTAGATGGTTTTGTAGAAGTTAATCCAATTACCTCTAAAGCAGATAAAGATTTCTGTAAAGAGAATGGACTATGGATTGCAGATATTGTCTACTATGATGGTGAGCAGTTCCATGTAACCTCATACCCGAAACTGAATTATGATGCTAATAACCTGAAGTGCTGGTTAAAAGGGGTTGGTTATAATGGATTCACAGAACATTAATAAAGAAGGTGTGGCTCAGAAGAGCCACTTCTCAAACTACAATATCTCTATGACGGTGTTTATGAATGACCCGTTACTTGAGAAGTATGGTGAGACTCCAGATACACTTCTGGATAATGAACAAGTTTTAAAAGCAGTCCTGTACAAATACGGGATTGATATTGAGAAAGAGTATTCTTTTGAAATCTGTCAACACAGGAATACTTTTGGTAAAGTTGTAATGGCTCCACTCTTCATGGGTGTAGAAAGAACTGACTATGGTTGGTTATATCTAAAAAGAAACTTGGAGAAATACCGTGTCTAAAGCAAAAAAGTTATCTTATGATGACATTATCTCAGGTGCTAAATTAGGTGTTGATAGTATCGGACAAGATGTTAAGCACGGAGACACAGTTATGTACTGTGATGACCGAAGAGGCAGAAGTGCAATCTTGTTTGGAAGAGTTGTTTGCAAGACGCGAGGCAATTACGTTGTTGAAGACATGAATGTGGATGTCACAAAACAGCTTGAAATAATTATGAATAGTAATATATCATGGTTCGTCAATTGTATGCACACTTCGTCAGTCACAAAGGTAAGTGATAAGTTTTACGATATGTGGCAGAATGAGCAAATTTTCAAGATTTAAACTAGGGAGCCTCTTCGGAGGCTCTTCTCATCTGTAGGATTCAAAAATGATTAAGACAATTAAAAAATCAAACGGTACAGTGGTAAGTTTTGACCCAGAAAGACTGAATAAGTGGGCATCATGGGCAGATAAGCGTGGAATCATCTGGTCAGAAGTCACTATGGAAGCCATGAAACGTGTCTATGAAGGTTGCACCACAAAAGAGATGCACCAAGCCATGATTGATGTTTGTGTTGATAAACAAACTCAAGAGTACTCAGACATGGCTGGACGGCTACTTCTGGGGATTATCTACAAAGAAGCCTTTGGAGGCTTTACTAAGGTTCCTACGCTGGTTACCTTCGTTAAAAATATGGAGAGAGCAGGACTTTGGGAGAAGATGGACTATTCTCAGGAAGAGCTTGAATATCTGCAAGGGTACATTGTGCACTCAAAAGATATCTCTTACGGCTATGCAGTGTTGAAACAGTTCAGAGATAAATATGGTATCCGTGATATTAAAACGGGAAGACTTTTTGAATCACCACAATTTATGTTTATGGGTATGGCTATGAAAGCCTTTGAGAAGCAACCAAAGCACCGTAGACTGCAAGATGTGATTAAACTGTACACTTACCTATCTGACCTGAAGATTAATGCTCCTACGCCTTATCTGAATGGTTTACGTGCTACTAAGTCAGGTTATGCGTCATGCTGTTTGATTAAGGCAAATGATACTGCTGAGTCACTTGGTATTGCTGCAAAGGTTGCTTATGACATGACTACAAAGCAAGCTGGTATTGGTATGCTGATGGAGACTCGCACTATTGGTGATGGTATCCGTCAAAATACTATTGAGCACATGGGTAAGCTACCTTATTACAAGCTTGTACGTTCATCTGTAGAGGCAAACAAACAGAAGAGTCGTGGTGGTTCAGCTAATAACTTCTACACTGCTCTAGACCCGCAGATTGAAGATTTACTGCGTTTGAAGCACCCTACAACGGTTCCTTCTAAACGTATTAATGAGATGGACTACTCATTCGGTACAAACGATTATTTCTGGCAGTGTGTTCAGTATGATACAGATTGGTTGCTATTCTCTTACAAAGATGCACCAAAACTCTATGACATGTTCTACACAGCATCTGCTGATGAGTTTGCTATGGCAGTTGGTCATGCAGTACATTCAGGTGTTAAACACAGACGAGTCAAGGCTCGTGAAATTGCTAAGCTGTTTATTCAACAGCGTTATGCTACAGGTCGTGTGTATCCATTCTTCACTAACAATGCAAACACACATACACCATTTAAAGAACCATTGAAGATGTCAAATCTTTGTATGGAAATTGTATTGCCAGTGTATGGTTTTGAGAAAGAGACAGACCTTTACAGAGACGATGCTGTGAAAGAGGATGGTGAGGTAGCTCTTTGCTTCCTAGCTAGTTTGGTTGCAGGGAGAATTTCAGAAGATGAATACGCTGACGTTGCTTATTATGCTCTTGCAATGGTTGACTCCGTTATTGACCTTATGGATTATCCGTATCCGTCGATGCGTAACCATGTTCAGAAGCGTCGTTCTGTTGGGATTGGCCTTACAAATGTGGCTCATTACCTTGCGAAGAACTACGTGAACTATTCTTCAAGAGCAGGTAAGACGAAGCTTCATGAGCTTGCTGAAATGCACTCTTACTACTTACACGAAGCTTCTTTGAGACTTGCTAAAGAACGTGGTGTACCTGAGTATATGAAGTTCACTAAGTATCCTGAAGGGTGGGTTCCTCCAAAGACAGCTAACAAGAAGATTGATGAAAAGCATGATGCGAAACTACGATATGATTGGGATGACTTAGCACAACGTATCAAAGAGAATGGTGGAATCCGAAACTCTGTATTAGAAGCTTACATGCCTAATGAGAGTTCTTCACTAGCAACTAATACGACAAATGGCTTGTACCCAATTCGTGACTTTATTTTAACTAAAAAGTCTGCAACTGGTAACGTACTGTTTATTGTTCCAGATTATGAAGAGTTGAAGTATGTCTATGAAATTGCTTGGGATATTGACACCTTTGATATGATTGATTGTTATGCAATTGCTCAAAAGTTCACTGGTCAAGCTATCTCTTCAGACTTCTATGTTGACTATGCAAAGTCTAAGAAGGTATCATTGGCTCAAGCTCTGAAGTACATGATTTATGCCAACTCGGTAGGTATGAAAACCATGTACTACCCTTAACAGTCGCATTGGTGTAGGTAAATCTGCACTGCAAGATGCTTATTGCGAGGGCTGCGGTGTTTAGTTTTAACAACTATGAGGGTCGTAAAAGACCCTCTAAAAATAACTTTGGAGAGAGTATGAAGGACTTAATAGCAAATCATGAGTGGCCAATTTATCTGCTCTACAAACCTCGGAAAACGTTGTACTATGTAAGTAGCACAGATATGATGATAAAACAAAATGATGACTCATGGGTTGATGGTGTGTCATACATCTCTACAGCAGATGGTAAAATCTATGCAAGACCATATGAAATGTTCAATGAAGAAAATTGGGAAGTTCTAGACCGAAAACAAGCCTTAGAAATGATAAAGAAAGGAGAAATCACACTATGATTAACCAACACCCAATCTTTTTAGGTGGTGAGAGAAAGACATTTGACTCACTTAATAAGCACTACCCAAAAATCTTTGAGCTATATAAACAACAAAAAGCGCAAGACTGGTCAGAAGATGAGTTTCCTTTTGAACAATCACGTCTTGATTTTGAGAGTGTGCCAGCATCAATGTCAGGTGTAATGCTTGAGATTCTTAAGTGGCAGTGGGAAGCAGATACCCAAGTTGCTAAGAGCTTGGCATTCGCCTTTGCACCATTCATCTCTGATGACATCTATGCAACTGCAATTATGAAGCAGTCTGAGATTGAAAACCTACATGCTCTTACTTACTCAGAGATTGTAAGGCAATGTATTAAAAACCCTGAAACAATCTTAGATGAGATTAACCAGAATGTTGCTGTACAAGACCGATTAAAAACTGTGAATCGTGTTCTTGAAGAATTACTGGATGAAGGTATAAACTATCGCCTGAGTTATGTCCGTGATTCACTTCTTGACAAAGACCCTTTACACTTCCATAAAGTGATTCTGAAAGGGCTGTTTGCAGTGACTGCACTTGAAGGTATATCTTTTATGGCATCCTTTGCATGTACTTTTGCACTTGATGCTCAAGATAAATTTCAGGGTATTGCTCAAGCTGTCCAGAAAATTATGCTTGACGAAATCCTTCACACTAAAATTGATATTGAAGTTTTAAAAGAAACTTTAAGAGATGATGAGTGGCAGAAAGCTTTTCAACAAATTCTTCCAGAGATTAAAGTAATCTTAGATGAAGTAGTTGAAAGTGAAGAGAAATGGTCGTATTATATCTTCTCTGAAGGACGTGCTGTAGTTGGGTTAAATACAAAACTTCTTCATGAGTGGGTTTACTATAATGCTGCCCCACTGTATGATATGTTTGGTATTCCCAGAGATTTTGTAGCTCCTAAAGAACCACCTTTGAAGTATATGATTAAGAAGATGGAAATTGATAAAGAGCAGAATGCTAATCAGGAGCAACAGAACGGTGCGTACCTGTTGAATACTGTTGTAGATGATTTGAATAGTGGATTTTTAGAGGTTCCTTAATGACTTATGTGATTTACTCCAAAACTGGATGCCCTCAGTGTGAGACTGCAAAGAATTTTGCAAAAACTCGTGGTATTGACCATGTTGTGAGAATGTTAGGGCAGGATTATGAACTGTCAGACCTGATGGATATTGCACAGATGCCAGTTCGTCAGATGCCATTCATCATGAAAACTGATGGACAAAACCTAAAGCCTGTTGGGACGCTACAGAATTTTATGGCAGAGGTGAATAATGCTTAAACGCATTTGGGAAGGTTTGGTTGTTGATGCACCAGCTATTGTGATTGGTATGCTGATTGTTAACCTATTTACTGATTTTGAACAAGGTTCATTGTTTGGGGCCATGTTACTATGGGTTATCTTTGAAATATTAGAGATACAGTTAGGCATCACTGAAAAACTTAGAAAACTCGTTTCTAAGTTTTCTAAAAAGATTTAAAATGAAAGGGTCTCTTCGGAGACCTTTTTAGCATGTAAAGGGGCAATAATGAACAAAGTACAGATTATTAAAAAGAACGGCTCACTTGAAGAACCCGATATCAAAAAAGTTTTAGCAGCAGTAGCTAAGTCAGCTAACAGGGTTGGATATAAAGAACTTCCACCAGATGTTACCCAAGCTCTTGAGTCAGCATTTATGAGGATTTTGGTAAAGTCCACTAAGCAGAATAATTTGCTTATCTCGGTAAATGATATTCACAGTATTGTTGAAGGTGCTTTGGCAGAGGTCAATCACGAGATTTATGAGTCTTACTCAACATACAGAAATTACCGTAAAGAGGTTGCTCAAAATTGGGACGAACTCTACCAGAAGACTAAAGATACACTCTTCTTAGGTGACCGTGAAAATGCTAACTTTGACAGCAGTTTAATTTCTACGAAAGGTTCAATTATCCGTGGTTACCTGACTAAAGAAATCTTTAAACAGTATCATCTAACACCAGAGGAACTTGAAGCCATTGAGAAAGGCTTTATCTATATCCACGATTTGAGAGACCTGATTTTTGGTGGTATTAACTGTTGCCTGTTTGACATTGGTAAAGTACTAAAAGGTGGCTTTGAAATGTCCGGCATTGAGTACTGTGAACCTAAATCTGTACTGTCAGCGTTGCAGGTTATTGGTGACGTAGTACTTTCAGCAACTGCACAGCAATTTGGTGGTTTTACTTTAGCAGAGATTGATAAGGTACTTGTACCGTATGCTAAGAAGTCTCTACGCTATCATGCTGAGAAAGCATCATCTTATGGTATTCCTAAAGAGCATTACCACAATTATGTAATGGAGCAGTTACAAATTGAACTGACTCAAGGTTTTCAGTCACTTGAGATGAAACTAAATACCGTACCTTGTAGCCGTGGTGATTTTGCATTCACAACTTTAACATTTGGTTTACTTGACTCAGATATGTCTAATGAGGATAATCGACTACAATACATGATTGCAAGTACTCTCCTAGATGTTCGTATGAATGGACAAGGCAAGAGTAAAAAACCTGTTGTATTCCCTAAACTGGTCTATATTTATGACCAGAAGAGACATGATGAGAATATCTGTCAAGGTCACCTGTACAGTAAAGCTATTGAGTGTTGCTCTAAAGCAATGTACCCAGATTTCTTAAGTGTGTCTGGTCATGGTGCTGTAGCAGAGGCTTTTGAGCGTTCTGGTAAGGTAATTTCACCGATGGGTTGCAGAGCCTTCTTATCTCCATATTTTAATGAGGATGGGGAAGAGTTTTACGTTGGTCGTGCTAACATTGGTGCTGTATCTTTGAACTTGCCAATGATTTACCAGTACTCTAAAGAGAATGGTTTAGATTTCTGGAAAGAGCTTGATAAGTACCTAGAGATGATTCGCAACTTCCACAAGAAACGCTACGAAATGATTGCTAATATGCCAGCAAGTTCTAACCCTCTTGCGTTCACACAAGGTGGTCTGTACAAAGGAACTAAGAAACCTACTGACAAGGTTGGTTGGGATATTGTGAAGTCCTTCACAGCTTCTTTTGGTGTTACTGCGCTTGATGAGTTGTCTGTTCTTGCTGAAGGTAAACGACTTCATGAAGTTGGAAGCTATAGTTTTACATATGATGTTCTGGCATACATTAACATGAAAACCGAAGAGTTTAAAAATGAAGATGGCTTCTTATATGCCGTCTATGGTACTCCAGCAGAATCACTATGTGGGACTCAGCTAAAACAGTTCAGAGATATGTTTGGGGTTATCAAAGGTGTTTCCGATAAGGAATACTTTACAAACAGTTTCCATATGAATGTTGCAGCAGACATCTCACCATTTGAGAAGCAGGACTTAGAAGAGCCATTCTTCCATATCTGTAGAGGCGGTAGAATCCAGTATGTAAGAGTAGCTAACCCAGAAAACTTATCAGCACTTAAGAGCTGTATTACAAGAGGGATGTTGAAAGGTTTCTATCAGGGACTTAACTTTGACTTAGCAATCTGTGAACATTGTGGTAACAGGCCAAAGGCTGATGTTGAAGAATGTGAAGTTTGTCACTCACATGATATCTCTGTGATTAACAGGGTGTGTGGGTATCTTGGATGGACTAAGATTAAAGGTGAATCCCGAATGAACGATGCAAAAATCGCTGAGATTCGTGACAGAGTTTCTATGTAAAACTTGACATGGTGGTGTGAGTCTTGATAGGCTTACATCACCTTTTTTATTGGATGTTAGATATGGCAGAGAGTATTATTGGGTTGTTCATAGGTTCTGTCTTACTAGGGTTCTTTTTAGAACTCTCTTATTGTGAATTAAGAGGCAAGTTAAAATGTTTAAAATATCAAAAGCGTTGATATACATTCTCCACATTCTAATCTTCTTCTTTGGGGTTAGTGTTATGGTATGGGGTTTTTCAGACCCACAATGGAGTTTCGCATATCAGGGTCAGATGGATTTATGGTCATGCTTCAAACCATTTTTAGGGTTAGTCATAGCATTCAGTGCATTGCCAACTAAGGTGAAATTATGATTAAGTTGAACAAAAAACAGTTAGAGTGGATTAAAGATTATGCCTCAGAGTGTGGCTCTTGCGAAAAGAATCACGTAAGATATTCAACATTCCATACGACCTTCACATTGTACATCAGCGACAACGTTCTAAGTGATTCCGTAGAAGATGGCGTAGCGTTACCTAATGAATTGCTTGACAAATTAGCTGTAGTCTCTGGAACTTGGTCTGAAGAAGACGGTCATGAATTATCTAACGATGTTGTCTTCTACACTCTTGAAAACATTATGAATCCAGAGTACATTATACTAATGACTTGTGCACAAGATTGTGTGCCATTACAAAACTTCATTAAAGAACACTGCGAAGAATTTATTACTAAACAGGTTCCTTGTCAGGTGGTGTTTGAATGAGTAAAACAATTCGAAGAAAAGGTTTAAAGAACGTTCATGGACTCTATGAGTGGAGAAATGAGGTACGTAACAGAGAAAATGCTTCAGATGTCTACTTCCATTCTGATATGATGTCCAGAAAAGGTGGCTCTTACGACTTCACAAGCCAGCCTTGTAGAGAGATTAAGAAGGCCACTAAACGTCTTACAAGAACACAAATAAGGCAGCTTTCTAAGACATCCTTCTTAGATGAAGATTTTGATATTGATAGCAAGTCTCCAAAGAAAGCCGCTAAGAACACTTATATGTATTGGTGAGGTAACTAGATGAATTACATGGAGATTCGACCATTTGACACAGCTAATGGTGAAGGGGTTCGTGTAAGCCTCTTCGTAGCTGGTTGTAAGCATCACTGTGAAGGTTGCTTTAATAAGGAATCTTGGAAGTTTAATGCTGGTAAAGAGTTCACTTATGCAAACCTTTATGGCATCATTAAGTTAATGGATGATAATGCCATCAGTGGGCTGTCAATACTTGGTGGAGAACCTCTAGATGATAGAAATATTCAAGAGGTTACCAACATATGCAAACGTATTAAAACCGTTTACCCAGAAAAATCTATCTGGCTCTGGACAGGTTTTCAGTTACATGAAAAAATTCACCTTGATGTGATGAAATATGTTGACGTGGTGATTGATGGTAAGTATGATTCATCTAAACCAACAGTTAAACCGTATCGTGGTTCAGATAACCAAAACCTCTGGAGAAAAGAGTACGGATGGCAAGGTGATTGTCAGTGGAGAGCAGAGTAAATCTCGTTATAAAGTAGGTTATCGGTAAAAGCCACTTTACAATGTTCTACAGAACAAACTTAACCGTTGGTATCACTGAAGAAGAACTTAAAACATTTTGTGAAAAGATTGAGAGAGATATGAAATGGGACTCTGGAATAGTTTTAAATCAAAAGTGAAAGCAGCACTAGCTTCATTAGGTATGCTCACTGGTGTTGATGTGACTCATCTTATGCAGAACTTCAAGATGGATGAGAAACTGGCTAATGAGATTATGAAAAGCATCTATGTAGGCCGTGGCAAAGGTGGTAAGAAGCAAGCCCATCGTCCGACTGGTGCAGCAGCAATTAAACGCGCAGCTAAGAAAGCTCGTAACCGTAAACGTAATAAGAAGGCTAAATAATCATGAGCAAAGTTTATAACACTCGTAAATTACAGATTTTCTTACTGTGCCAGTTTATGGCTAGAGAACATAACTCCTACTATTGTGGTACAGGATTCATTAGTGATAATGATGGCTCATATCTCCCATTCAAAGAGGCTGTAAAACTCTTCAATGAAGAGAAAAGCTCTGAGAAAGGTATTGAAAAGGTTAAATTAACCTATAGTAAGAAAGATAAGAAGATTATCTGCCTAGATAACTTTGTGAAAGTTACCAAAGAAACTAAAGAGTTAATGGAAGAAAGTGAAATTCCATTCACAAGAATCTTGAAAGTAGCTCAGTAAACAGATACTATAAGGGGACTGTAAAGGTTCCCTTTTTATTTTGGAGGTAAAATGTATCTGTCAAACCTGAAACGTTCGGTTGCAATGTCAGTTCTAAGACTCAGCTTTGATGAGCGTCAAGAGTTTATAGACTCCCACAAATATGACCCTTCAAATTCTAATCACATGGTTCTTTGGAATCGTGGTAACTTACGTGAAAGAGCACTTGTCCGTTATTACCCACACTACACAATAGATAACCTGTATGAATGGTGTGTTGTGAAGAACACCATTGCAACACTGAACAATCTTTGCAGGTATACGGGTAAGCAAATATTTACATTAGGTCATCACAAACCTGTTACAAAAGGTGGTGAACATCACTGTGCAAACTGGTTTATCCAAACTAAAGCTGATAACCAGAAGCAAGGAGATAGCCTCCTAAGTATCCCTAAGATGACCTATGAAGAGCAAGAGAAATATATCAAAAATAATATGCCAGATGTGCTTGACAACAACTATACAGATTTGGCAATATCTCTCCTGTTGAAGTTCGAGACAGTTTATAGGGCAACTTATAATGACTAAAGAAAAGTGGGAGATTTTACCATTAGTCAGTGAAGGAGGTAATGGTTGTGAAATGTACATGATACGTGGTCATGTTCCAGAGCCAATTGCACTTGAGATGGTAAACAACTTTACAGATGGTTCTTACAAAGACTTAGGCGAACCAACTGTCAAGCAACAATGGGTTAAACCTGTACCAGACAGCACAGGTAACTGTAGTGTACTTTATCACGTTGTAGACCCTGCAAAATGCAAATCTGCAATGGCAGTAACAAACGTAACTTTTGATTGAGAGAGAAAACTATGAAAACATCTATCCGTGTTACAGTTCATTCACCAACTAAAGGGACTCATGAAGAAGAGTTTAACATCGTCCAATTCCCTTCTGGTGAGATTGGTGGACACTTTTCGCCAGAGTTTGTTGATTTTACTGCTTATGCAGCATCATCCATCAACAATGTGATTATGATTGTAAAAGGTTATGACAAGGACACATTGTTTGCTGTGGCACTTGCTAAAGAAGCAATTGATGATTTAATTCCTCATGATTATGCTTTAAAGACTGTCATCTTTTACTACTTACCAAATGCACGATATGACCGTCACATGTTTAAAGGTGACGCAGCAGCTTTAAAGGTTTTTGCTAAACAGATTAATGCAATGGGATTTGGCGCAGTCTGTGCAGTTGACCCTCACAGCTATGTACCAGATAACCTGTTTAACTGCTTCCAGAGTATTCCTCAAAAGGAGATTGCAGTCCACTATGCAAATGACCCACTGGTTGATTACTTAGTAGCCCCAGATGCAGGTGCTGCTAAGAAGGTTGCAGAGACCGCTAAAGAGGTGGATAAACCATATATCACAATGTCTAAGGTGCGTAACCTTAAGACTGGTGAAATTACTGGTATGCGAATCCTTGATGATGTTGATTTGACAGATAAAACCGTCATGATTCTGGATGATATCTGTGATGGTGGTCGAACCTTCATAGAAGCAGCTAAGCATCTCCGTGAAGCAGGTGCAAAACGTGTGGAACTCTATGTAACACATGGTATCTTCTCTAAAGATGTTGAAAACCTTCTTGACAATGGTATTGACCATATCTACACTACAAACTCTTTAGGGGAAGCTAAAGACCGTGGCTTAACACATTATGGTCAAGTTACTGTAGCAAACCTTGATTGAAACTTTATAGGGGCTTAAAAGCCCCATTTTGAGAGAGATTAAAAGATGACTAAATCACTTTATGCAGTACCAGCAGGTTTAAATGCAGATGCTTACAAATCTGGTCATGTTTACCAGTATCCTAGTGCAACAGAATACTTGATGTTCAACCTGACACCACGTAGTGATAAATGGTTTAACAGCCCTTTAGCAATTGACGGTGTAGTGGCTTTTGGTATTCAACGTTTTGTTAAAGATTACTTGATAGACCACTGGAACGCCACTTTCTTTGAACGTGATAAAAAAGAAGCCATTGATGAAATCTTAGAAGTCATGAATGGTGTTCTGGGTAAAGATGCTATCGGTCGAGAGCATTGGGAAGCACTTCACGACTTAGGTTATCTACCAGTTGAAGTATACGCTGTAGAAGAAGGTACAGTTGTCCCTATGCGTGTCCCAATGATTGTCTTCCAGAACACTGTTTCAGGTTTCCATTGGGTAGCGGGATATCTGGAAGATGCTTTCTCTGCTGAGATTTGGAAGGCTTGTACCATTGCAACTATTGCATTGCATTATAAACGCATCTGTAAGAAGTGGGCTGACCTTACTTGCGACAATGACTTACATTTACCTTATCAGTGCCATGACTTTGCTATGCGTGGTATGTCCGGCTTTACTGATGACGCATTTAACGCTGTAGGCCACTTAACCAGCTTTAAAGGGACTGATAGCTTCCCTGCTGTATATACAGCTAAACGCATCTACGGACAGTCTTACCCAGTCTCTGATATTGGTGGTTCTGTACCAGCCACTGAACACTCTGTAATGTGTGCAAACATTGCTTGGGAAGGTGGTAATGAGTTGGTTGAAGAAGAAAGACGCTTTAAAGGTGAGTTGCAAACCTTCCGTCGCTTCTTAACAGAAACTTATCCAACTGGTATTGCAAGTATTGTTTCAGATACTTATAACTTCTGGAGAACTGTGTCAGAAATCTTACCAGCACTCCGTAAAGAAATTATGGAACGTGACGGTAAACTGGTGATTCGTCCTGATTCTGGAGACCCTGTACATATTGTCACAGGTTATAAAGCAATCCACTTAGAATGTGCTAAGAAGGCTTATTACGAGCACCTAAGCAAGCTGGAAGCCAGTGACACAATGCTGAATGCTGTTCTGAACATGAAGCTTGAAAATATCAGCTATGGTATTGCTGGATGGCTACTGTCAGAAGGCTACGAAATGGTTGTTGACAGAGAAGACTTTGAAGTTGCTGACACAGTGATGTTGAAAAATGCTTATATGGTTGGTTCTGCAAACGTTGTAACACGTCCTGTAGCTGAGATTGATGGAGCTATTAAGACTCTGTATAACATCTTTGGAGGAACTATTAACTCTAAAGGTTTTAAGGTACTGGATGAGCACATTGGACTTATCTATGGCGACTCTATCACGTTGGAACGTGCAAACGAAATCCTGAAGCGTCTGTATGAAATGGGGTTTGCAAGCTCTAACGTGGTGTTTGGTGTAGGCTCTTACACTTACCAGTACATGACTCGTGACACCTTTGCATTTGCTGTCAAAGCAACTCTTGCAAGCATTGGTGGCAAAGAGATTATGCTTGCAAAAGACCCTAAAACAGATAGTGGTGTTAAGAAATCTGCCTTTGGTGGTGTAGCACCTATGTGGGATGGTGAGAATTTGAAAGCTGTAGATGGCTATGGATTCCAGAGCTTTGCAGATGCACTTGAACATCCAGCTTGTGCTTTACGTTTAGTCTTTAGCGACTCTGAGCAGTACGGTTACACAACTCTTGGTGATATTCGAAATAATATTGACAAGCAGCTTTAAAAGTATATGATAAGAGGCTCCTACGGGAGCCTTTTTAATTTCTGGAGAAGATTATGAAAATCAAAGAGATGAACATCAACATTGTCTTAGAAGAACGTTGGGAGAATATTAAGAAACCTGAAGATGGTAAAAAGTTCCTTAACAAAATTTTAGTAGCAGCTAAAGAAGAACTGAATGGCAAGATTGCAGCAGCAGTCACAATAAAAGTTTGTGTAAAAGGTCTTCCAGACAACCACCAATTTGCGCTTGACGAGTTTAAAAAAAGCTTCTACAATCCAAACAAACAGATGCTTGAAAGTAACTTTGCAGTATCTACAAGTATCGTCCATGACAGAAGCTTTATCCTTTACAAAAATATGAGAGGTGAGTCATGCAAGCATATTGGATAGAAATTTTACTGTCACTTGGTAGCGTAGCAGTATTTGTTTACCTTCTTTGCAAGTACTATGCAGAGTACAAGAAGTGTGATTACTGCAATGGGGAAGGGTATACAAGAGCAGGTTGTTGCCCTATGTGTGGTGGTTCTGGTAAAATGTTTAATAAGTAATTTAACAGTAAACTAAGAGGAAAGTATTATGCGCATGGTAAATGACCACGCAGAAGTGATTAAGAGTTCAACTTCTTTAGAGACGTCTCAAGCACAGATTACA